CTACGATTTACCGGAACGCAGCGCACAGGCTGCATGTTCTGCGGTTTCGGGGCACATCTCGAAACCAGTCCAAACAGGTTTGAAGTGATGGAGAAAACGCATCCCCAGCAGTACCGATATTGCATGGAATCGTTGGGGCTCCGGGAGGTATTGCAGTATTGCGGCATACCTTGGCGGCGTGAGCAGGGGGAGCTGTTTTCGTGATATATTTGGTTATTTCCTACGTGGTAATTGCACTTATTGGTGGCGGTGATGTTGCAGCTTGTTTGCTTCTTATTCTGATGCTTCGGGCTTTGTGATCATTTTGCGGCATAGGCTTCTGTTGAATAAAGGCAGAAGTAATAGGAGGTCCGATGAACCCATCAGAATTTAGAAAAGAATTGGTAAAAATCATGCCTGGTTACGATTGGACGGTCCACAAGTCCAGTAACCCCGAAATGCATTTGTCGGCCACAGGGATACAATCGAGCGGCTTTAATCGGCTGTCAACGCTGAGTGTGGTACGGAGAGACATATTGTCCTCTGGTGGAGTGCAGTATGAGGTCAAAAGCGCTGGTTTCGGTACAAAATCTCCGTGGTTGGCAGAGCGGGGAGGACGGACGCTTGCACAGGCACTACGCGCCCTTCAGGCCCATTACGAAAATATGGCTCAAACATATAGAGGCCACGCTAATGACCTGCAAAATGCACGCAAAAAAGCATAACCACTGAAAAGAACTGGAGGACGAAGATGTTAGCTTTATCGATACAGCAGCCATGGGCGTGGTTAATTGTGAACGGTCACAAGGATATTGAAAACCGCACTTGGCCTACGCGAATAAGGGGGCTGATTCACGTCCATGCTGGGCAGAAGTTTGACAAGGAAAGCCATGAATGGATACGGCGCGAGTTCCCTGGGATCGCCATGCCTGCCCCTTCCGAGTTTGATCGGGGCGGGATCGTTGGGCAGGCAAGGATTACCGGATGCGTCGAGGTATCGGATTCGCCGTGGTTTTTCGGGCCATTCGGGTTTGGGCTGGCAGATGGCCGGCCAAGTATATTCTTACCATGCCGAGGGAAGCTTGGCTTCTTTAAGGTAGAGGGCTAAACAATTAACTCACAGGAGGTTTTATGATTCTCAGATCAATTCGACTGAGGGGTTTTAGGGGATTCAGTGCTGGCATCGGTGTTGATGAAGTGTTTCTCGATCTGTCGGTTCTGCCTGACGGATTGGTTGCTGTCTGCGGTCCTAACGGTGCAGGGAAAACAACGCTGCTCGACAATCTGCATCCGTACCGAATCCAGCCGTACAAGATTCGCAAAGCCAAGGACTGGTCGCCTGGTGCGTTCTCATATTATGACCAGTGCTCCGGATCCGATGCGTGCAAAGAGCTGGTGTTCGAGATGGGCGGTGTCGCGTACCGTGCTCTGATCCTGATCGATGCCGAGCGGCGCAAGCAGGAAGCGTATCTTTATCAGGCGTCTTCTGTCTGCGCCACAGTTCCGGTCTGGACTCCGCTGAATGATGGCAAGGTAAAGACCTACGACGAGGCCGTGGAGAAGGTCTGCGGTTCTCCGTCACTGTTCTTTACGTCCGTGTTTCGCTGCCAGGGCGCCAAGAATCTTTCGGATTATACTCGTGGCGACATCATGCAGATTATCTCCGAGCTTTTGAATATTGATCATATTCGCGAGCAGTCAGAGAAATGCCGCACCGTTGTCTCTGGCTTGTCCGCTGGGCTGCTTCTGGCTCGTGACCGCATGGTTGGCCTGGCTGCCGAGTCAGAGGCCGCTGCGGGGCTTGAATTGGAGATATCGCGTGTCTCCATAAACAAGACCACCGACCAACTCGGGTTAGATAGCGGTCAAAGCGTTCTTGATGGAGTGCGAACGGAAATCATAAAAGTCCGGGAGCAGCAGGCCGCGCAGGAGTCGGAGGGCGTTCGCCTAACGATGCTTAAAACGCAGCTTTCTGAGGAGGAGCAGCGCCTCACCGAGGGGGGCGCCGCCGCTGTCAAGGCGATTGCCGACATCGATAAACGTATTGCTGATGTCGTGCTATCCCGTGATCGGGCCAAGGCTGGGCTGCAAGGCCAGATCACTAACGCTCTTACGTCCCGCGACAATGCAAAAACTGGTCTTCAGGAGCGCATTGCTCGAGCAGAAAAGATTATTTCGGGTGGCGCCGGTATTCGTGGTGCAGTGGCGAAAGAGTCTGGGCTTTTGGAAGATATCAACCGGGAGAAGTCAAGCCTTGCTCGGCTCACCAAGGAGCGGGATGAACGACGTGGCCACCTGTCTAAATGGGGAGCGGAATTGTCTGGCTTGAACGCTGAAATAAAGGCGCTTGAGCAGGCAGCGGCGAAGCTGGATGGCCTGGATTGTCATGGTGACGCCTCGGGCTGGCTAAATCCGAGCTGCCGGTTCATAGCAGATGCTGTTGCTGGGCGTGACTCGTTACCGGAATCAATTGCTCACCGGGATGCGCTGCAGGCGGATTTCTTGAAAATGCAGGGCTTATTGTCGGAATCGGATAGTGCTGTTGGGGATTGCAACCGTGCCTTAGTCTCCGCAGAGGATGCGCTGAAAGAGTGCCAGAAGTTCACTCGTTTGCTCCCGGAGTTGGACCAGGCCGAGGCTAATCTTGTTGTTTGGAATAATGATCTGACCGACCTGGACAAACAGGCTGATGCCAGCATTGCTGCATGGCGCGATGATATGGCTGGTCTGGATAAGCGTGCCGAGGACGATCTGAAGGCTTTGGGCGGAGACAAGTGGCTGGCCGAGTCTGAGTGGGATTTGGCCCGTATCAGGATAAGCGACCGCATCACGGAATTGCGCCGGGATATCGAAGCGTTTCCGGTCTTCGGAGATTTGGCCGGCCAGTTGCGGGAACTGATCATTCGTGAGGGTATCTCTCTGGCTGCAGTTACCAGTTTCGAGAAGCGGATTCATGATGCTGATATCGAAATTGCTGCGCTACGCACAAAGATGGAGGCAGCGCAGGCCAAATGCGGTGAGCTGGCTCTGCTAAAAGATAAAGAGGGTAAGCTCGCTGCTGAAATCGCGAAGTTCACTCTGCTAATGAAGGCATGCTCCAATGACGGCATTGTGGCGCTTGAACTCGATGATGCGGCTCCTTCTATTGCCTCCATCGTTAACGACCTGCTACGGGCGTGTTATGGCTCACGCTTTACGGTTCGCCTGGACACTCAGGCTGCAAAAGTAAATGGCGACATGAAGGAGACTTTCGACATCATAATTTTTGATGCGGATGCCGGAGACGAGAAGTCGATCACGGAGTGTTCCGGAGGGCAGGTCACCGTTCTCGAGGACGCGATCACCCGGGGGATTTGTCTTTACAACATCCATCGTTCTGATCGTGTGTATGGGACGCTCTACAGTGATGAAAAAGACGGGGCTCTTGATGAAGCTCGCAAGCTTGAATTCATGCGAGTGAAGCGGGAGGCATTGCGGGTAGGCACTCACCGTCATGAGTTTTTTATTACCCAGACGCAGGATCTCGTCGATATGGCTGATGCCCGTATTGTGCTGGCTCCGGGCGGTATCGTGATTCAGTAAAAAGCTATCTTGGATTTGTGGCAAATCTGCCACAAAATTTTAGTTGACTTGCGCAGGTTGGAGGCCAGGGCATACACCCTGGCCTTTTTCTATGGAGTATTGCTGGATGGGTTATTTTGCTGCGAACGCTGCGGCTATGCCGGTCACCAGTGCCGCCACAAATCCTGCCGCGAACCAGCGAAGCCGGGACGGTGCATTGCTTGTCGCTTCGACTCGTGCTTTATCTGTGGTGACGTAGAGAGTTTGAAACCGGTCTGATTCGGTTCGGTACGCTTCTTTATCCGCCTGCAGCCCTGTCGCCTTCTTATCCAGTAGTGTGACCTGATTTTCGAGCAACGATCGGTCTTTGTCGCATAGAGTCAATCGCTTGATCTTATCTGCGGACTCCTTTTTTGCGAAGGCCAGGTCCACATATAATCGGTTGGCTGTGGTGTAGTTGAAGAATATCTCAGCGCACTGAGCAGGAATAGCCTGCAAGTACAAACAGGCGAGCAAGAGCGTGGATATCACCCTGAGTCTTGTTTTGGACTTCATCTGCTACTTCCTTTCTGCCGGGAGCCGGTTTCCGTTCCTCGGTTTTGATTTTTGCTCTATGGGTCTTGATGTCGGAGATGCCCCTGTCTATGTCTGGGTACAGATTTGTTTCGCGCTCCTTGACTGCACCCCGGCCTGCCTGGGCTGAACTGATCTGCTGTTGTCGAACACCTCCGGCGTCGATTGTCCGTAGCTTTCCTTTGTTGCGATCGCATTGGTAGGTGGCGAGGCAGAGCGCCAATATCAGTGCTGCAATTATGATTTCTCTTATATATGTCATTTTGTTACTCCTGGGATCAGGCCATATCCGCATTTACTGCACCACGTTTTGTGTCCGTTGGACGCCATCGGCCCTTTGCATTCCGGACAATTGTCTCCTGTCGGTAATACTATCAGTGGCATTTTCTACCTCACTCTGATGAATCCTACGACTTCAAATGCCGAACCAATGTCGAGCCTTCGATTTCGATCAAATACGCCGCCACCCTCGCGCTGGTTGCCAGTGCTGCCTGGTTGAGTGTTTCCTTCTCTGCTGCGGAAAGTAGTGCGTCCGGTCTGAGCAAGAGCAATACCGGCATGTCCATTGAAGTTCGATGTTGTTCCACGGCCATGCCTCCAAATTATTCCATCTGCTGGTCGGATCTTCTCGATACCCATCGAGACGGCTTCCGCGTCAAAAATCTTGTACGTCAGCTCTCTTGCTCTGCATGTTTGCCACAACAGCGAACATCTGCCGATCCTTGGCAGGTTGTGCCCCTGCTCGTGGTAGTTGTACACGTAGAATGCTGCGCAGTATGGTTGCCCCATTGGTAGCCCGAGGTATTTGAGCCAGGTATCTATCTCTGGTGACCGGTTATCGTTGTGGCGCTCTCTGACGTGCAGATATTTTGCGCTATTCTCTACCACCCGCTCCTGGAGGGTTGCCCCATGTGCTTGCGTGCAGAAAATAACCGTCAACACGATCAGGAACAAAAATGCCAGGTCGCCGTGTGGGGCGTTTCGGAATTTATTATCGTAGCAACTCATAGCGCCAGTCCCGGTATTGCACCCAAAAAGAGTTTGACGACTTCACCCGAATACACTCTGGCCTCTGGGACAAATGCGCCGATCAAGGCGATTACCACCACTGCTACAGCAAAGATGATTGAGATAATTCGTTTGGTGTCCATGTTATTTTCCTACGACCGCAGCGACAGACAGCAAAAGTGCCGCCACCAGTATTGCTGCCGCGATGTTGTTCTCTCCGAATATCTCCTGGTAAACGTCAAACTTCGTACCGCGCAGAAAGAAAAGGAGGCCTACCGCCACAGTCAGCAGCACTGCCACGTAGATCATCTTGAGGACCACGATCTCGACGATGGCCGCTCCGTTCCCTGGTGCAAGAAAATATACCGCTGCTACGGTTGCGAACAGCCACACCAGCGCAAAGAGTTTTTCGTCTACTGCTGCCCAGATCTTCTTGATTGTTTCCATGGTTCATCCTCCAGTTGGTTTTAGGTTGGTGTGTTTTTACCGCCGTGTTGTTTGGCGCAACCGACTTCGAATTCATGAAAATCGGATTTCAGGTGATTTAGCTCTTTCCATATCTCTTCGAATTCATCACCCGAGTTATCCTCTTTTTCGGATAGCTTCTTTACGATCTCTTCCAGCCGGACGATCATTTTTCCGATATTCTCGAATGTAGTTCTGCCGTTTTCGAGTTGGGTGTCGTGTGCCTTGATATCGGAATTCAACCTGTTGTACAGCATGGTTACCAGTCCACATATCACTGTGAAGCAAGCAATCAGGGCTGCCCATGTTTCGGCTGGGAATGATTGCGCCAGTGTTTTAGGGTCTGACATTGCGCACCTCGGCAATGCGTTGGCGGCGGTCTTTGCGGCGTCGGCAATCTCTAAGTATTTTGTAGACGTCAATGCCGCACATGATAAGCGTCAGGAGACAAAGAGCTATAAGTGCTATTAAAACCAAGTAGTGGATATCCATTAGATCGCTCCGGCTTTGAGATGTTGGTTTTACCAGGCGATCGCCAGAACTTCTTCCTCGGTTTCTGCTGCCGCAAGTGTCTGCTCCAGCTCCCATTTACGGGCAAATAATCCCAGACCAAAATCGACCAATTCTCCGACAATCTCGGAAAGTTCGGCTACAGTCACGGTGTGGAACTGATTGTCGTAGTCACGGATGGTGGTGGTTGTGCTGGTAGTGCCTGTCTCAACCAGTCGGTCGCGAAGTCTGGACAGATTGTCGATGTCTTCGCGCTTGGCGTCCATTTTGAAACCACCTGCAGTCAAATATCCGTTAAGTGGTGCTTGTACGAATCCGTCCCTGATGCGTGATGCCTGCACTGCTTTCAGTCCGTCGAGAGGGTTGCTGTTTGATTCCATGATTTTCTCCTTTTAAAGTAGTGCCGGGACGCTGCCCTTTGAAAATATGAGCTGATTTAAAATTGACTCTACCGACCGCTTGCCGTCGCAATGCTTCATGTATCCCAGAAAGCTTGCGACTCTGACCCGTATCTGCTCCAAGCTCATTAATCCTTCGCGGTAGAGTTCGACGAACTTCTTGAACCGTTTCCTGGCACCTTTCACTGTTCTGATGCGGGGCTTGGTGTAGTCCGGCCACATGCGGTATCCGCAGAAGTCGATCGGGTGGCATGTGCCGTTGCCGGATTTGAATATTGTGGTTTTGGGATTGAATGTCAGGTGCAGGCGTTCGGTGATGAAAACTTCAATGTCTGCATGCAGCTTTTTGAGGTAATCTTTGTCTGGATGAACCACAACAAAGTCGTCCATGTATCGGGCGTACATCTTTACGCCGAGATCGTCCTTGACGTAGTGGTCCAGTGCGTCCAGATAAATGTTGGCGAATAGCTGGCTGGTTAACGCTCCGATTGGTACTCCGCGCTTGTCGCCGTCGCAGTCTATTATCTGCCCTATCAGCCACAGTGTATCTTTATCGGATATCGTTCTTTTGATCAGTTCGAAGAGCACGTTTCTGTCGATGCTGGGGAAGTAGCCTTTGATATCTGCTTTCAGCACATAGTAATCGCCCCATTTTTTGTCGGCAGCGACGGCAAACGGTTCGACGCGCATCTTTGCTGCATGGGTTCCTTTGCCGGTGCGGCAGGCGAACGAATCCGGAATGAATCTCCGCTCGAAAAGCGGCTCTATGATTTGGACAAGGGCGTGGTGGACTACCCGGTCTTTAAATGGTGGTGCGTGGATTGTTCTCTTCTTTGGTTCGTAAACGAAGAATTCACGATATCTTGATGGCTTCCATTGCTTCCACGTCAGCTGGTTTAGCGCATTAATAAGGTTCTCTTCCAGATTTTGCCCATAACGCAGGACCGAACCACGGAAGCGTTTTGCTCGTGAGGCTCCACGGAATGCTTCGTACATGTTCTCGAAGTTCACTATCTGGTCCCATATGTTGTTGTGGGTTACGGGCATGCTATCCTCGGGGTTCTAAGTAGAAAAGCGGCCATGTTCTCTTGCGATACTTACCGCAACTTTTCAGCTAAACATTGTTTGTGCCCACCACTGCGACACAGGAGTAAGGCTCCTTTTGCCTGTGCGCTGAAAGCTCTCCCATGGGAACGCTTTATCTAGCAACAGGCGAGAGCGGGACGGAAGCCGATGTTGCTGTTCACGTTGGAGCGCTGATTGTTCAAGTTCAAGGCAGCCAGGCCAGCATTCGAGGTGTTGTTCCAATTGCCACCCCGGATCGGCAGAGATAGCCTTACCCCTTTATTGATTTCACCCACCCACCGATCATCCTGCCAAGTTCGGCAAGATTTCCTCCCCACACTTCGTACTTCGCGAACGGCAGGAACTGCAGCTCCATCGCAAGGCGCACTTGAGTGCGGAGGATTTCAAGCTCGGTGTCTATTGCATATATCGTTTCTCTTTTATCTCTGCTCCGGTTCGCCCGGATGATCTGCTCGAGCAATCCGAACATGGTTCTTTTGATATCTTGTGCCAGCGAGAATTTCTCTGACTTCGGGAACTGCCGCAAGGCGATGTATCCGTACTTGATCATGTCTTCGCATTTTTGTTTGATCTTTAAGTTTTCCAAAGCCTTGCCCTTCGGGCAGCAGGGGCAGAAACCGCCCCTGCTAACCCATCAGATACCCAGAGAGTCAGATTGCAGATTATCCTATAAAAGCGGGACGGAAGCCGAGGATGCTGGCCACGTAGGAGCGCTGATTGTTCAAGTACAAGGCAGCCAGGCCAGCATTCGAGGTGTTGTTCCAATTGCCACCCCGGAGCGGCAGGGCCTCGAACGATGGCGCGTTGGTGTTGTTGGCGTAAATCTGCCCGAGTACGCTACCCATGTTGGCTGCTGTGTCGTAAGGGGCAAGGAGTGCCTGCTTCATTTTGAGCGCAACGGCTGGAGTCGTGAGCCCTGTTGCCACGGTAGAGCTCCATGCTGCTTGGTTCAGTGACGGTCCACGGTTTACATCGGCTACTGCTGTTTCGGTCAGCACCAATGCCCCTGTGGCGGCGTTGGCTGTACCTGCTGTTGCGGATGCGATACGTGCCAGTGAGTCCGGCCAGCTGGCTTCTGCGAGGGTGTAGTTGTTGTCGGACGGCATCTTGATCACGCCGTCGACGAGTTTCATGCCATCCTGCCATTCCCATACATTGCCGACGAGATCAGAAATGCCGGTAAAGTCACCGGAGTGTCGCCACGATGCGGGACCGGAACCGGTAAGGGTGTGAGCGCTGCCGGACGCAGTGCCCGGCGCCAGGCCGTCAGTTCGGCGGCCTGTTTCAAATGGGCTTGCATGAGACTGACCATAATATGTGTTGCCTCGAACAAGCGGCAGACCGTTCTTGATACACCAGAGCGCGATAGCTGCCCACTCCCAGTTGGTCATCATGTGCCATCCGGCGCCTTTATTGGTGCAGGCGAGTTTGGCGTTGTCGAAGTTGATAGACACATACGGAGCCATGCCTGGCTGGGAAACCCCAAGACCGTTCATATTGACAGCGTTATATTGCCCAAGGAATATTTCGTTCTTCTCGACTCCGCCTACTATGAACGCTGGATGGACTCCGGTTCCGAGGTTGGCACTGATGTCCTCGCAACGGAACTTGGGAATAATTCGCATGTAGTTAGCGAAACCCTGGCTGTCATAAAGCACTGTACACTGGCCGCCTGTGGCCGCTTCAACCGACTGTCTTAACGCATCTTTGGTAATGATTGTTGGCATCGTTCTCTCTCCTTTTTAATTTAACTACAGGTTGTATTTGGTCATTGACCAGCGCACTGCGATATTGTCCGCTGTTCCGTTGGTAACGATGTCAAAGCCGGTGGTTGTCTTGTTTGTTGCGAATACGTCACCAAGTTGTGTGGCTCCACCGCTGTATCCGGTAACTTCCAGGTCAACGGTGTAATCGTTGTTTGGCATTGCGAAAGGCAGAACAATGGACACCTTCGGGTATGCTGTGTAGTAGACTGGGTACGCTGCCTGAATAGACGCGGTTTTGGTGAGTGTGCATCCAGTCAAGTCTTCGGCAGTGTTACTGGCTGGTACGGTTACCCGGTAAAGCACCATTGTGTTTGCCGGCGAAGTGCCGCCCAAGTTGGTCGCTTTCAGGTCTCCGGTGCTGTCCAGATACAATTCCACATAATCTGTGGCACTACCTGTATTCTGTGCAATTGATGCTGTACTTGTTTGTGCGGATATCGGCACTCTTTGGCCATTCACATAGGCCTGTCCTGCCGACAGGTTAACGAGCCGACCGGTGCCGCCTGCAGTCGCGTCGCACCCAGAAACGACTCCGGTATTTCGTAGTATTGCGGCTCCCTTCTGTGTGCGCTTTGTCAAAAGCGTCTGCAATTCACGGTTTGCGATGCCTGCTTCTGAAATGGCAGCAATCACCATCTGACCGATGTTTGTCTGCATCTCCGGGTCAAGCAGGTCGTAGGTATCGAGCCGTGCGTCCAGGCTTGCTTTCCCTCCGCGTGCTGCTGCTACTTCGTCAGCAAACTGCTTCAAAAACGCTGTGCGGTTTGCAAGCTGTTTTGCCTGCACATTTGCTATACCGCTTGCTCCGCCGACTACCGGGTCAGTTGTTTCGATCTGGTAGATTCCGGAATCGTATTGTACGACCTCTGCTACGTTTGCCATTGTTTACTCCTTCCTAAAAAATAATCGTCCAGCTGCCGTCGAGTGAAATATCGTCCTGTTTTTCTATTGCGCCTCGGGTCTTGCGTGCGAAGAGGGTGGTGTCTCCGCAGATAAGACCGAATTCCTTGATGCTCATGCCGTTAGCCTCGGTGGTGGCCAGCAGCCAATTGAATTGCACTTGTCCGGTTGCGGGATAGCTGACGCTGGCAACGTTTTTGCTGTAGCTACTGGTTAGTCCGGTGTCCGCTGGTGATGGGCCATTACCGTTTGTTCCAAATCCAATCTTGGTGATGGTTTTGCCGCTACCGGCTCCACCGATCAGGTGAGCCATGGCGTCTTTCGCCACGTTCATGATCATGTTGCTGTCTTCGTACTCTTCGATCACCACGCCGTTTTTTATGACCTTTAAACGCAAGGTGCCGCGCATCGCTATTGTGTCTGTCTGAATCATATGCGTATCTCCTGGATGGTATGAATTCCTTGATGCAGCATATCTACTGCGTAGCCAGTTGAGCCGTCGTAACGTAGTGCGCCGGTATATGCCTTGCTCCCGCCGTATGTCCGTTTTCCGTCGTACAGGTAGTGCTTTTTGACCGACAGTTCGATTCTGCCATCCCGTATCGGTGAGTCCGTGGCGCCGAAGTCCTCGAATCCGTCAAAGTCGGCCAATCCGTCGTAACAGATCTGCACGGCCTGGCGATCGCTTGCGGTCACATGGGCTGCTTGGGTGTCGCTCTCCCATGAGTTGTTGTGTAATGTTCTTGTAGCTGCCCACCCGCTCCACATCCGTGTTCCGCCGTAAGTCATGGAGCCATTGAATGCCTGAATGTCGGCATTGTTGTAGCTCAGTGACCCGTCATATCGTATCCCCCATGGCAGGATATCGGAGGCTATGGCATGAGCAGAGGTTGTCTGGGTGTCGTTGATATCGGCTTTATCGGATAGTTCTTGCCGCATCAGGAATGATTTGAATTTCGTGCCGGCTGCCCGACGCTTGTTTATGACGCCTCGAGCGTGCTGCAGGATTGTTGATAGCGGGGTTGAAGTCTCTGCGAGCGTGATATTGCACTCGAATTGGGCTGGTTGTTCGAGGCCACTGTATGTGGCCCCAGCGTCATAGAGTAGCGCAGCATTGTACATTTCGGTGATGTCTGCCGTGGCGTCAACGATCGATGCGTCGGTGATTCCGGACAGTGCCCGTATTGCATTCGCTATCGCTGTGTTGTTGCACGAGCCAGCATTGATTGAAGCAATCACCAGATCGCGGTATTCTTCATCCGTTACTCCGCCACGTCCGATTCCGAAATAACCTTCTCCCCACACATCCAACCAATCCTCGTCTGCCGAATGGAGATAGAGTTGCTTCTCTGCGCCGTCGATTCTTGATGACTGCTGTTCAAGAGCCCATGCATATGTGAGCATCTCGGCAAAGAATACCGAACTGGGCATATACAGCTTATTGTCCGCTGCTATTTCCTGTTGCGTGCTTGAAAGAATACCTTTAGCCAACAACGGAGAGTATTCGGAGCTGGTGGGGGTGGCCGTGATCGGAGTGGTAGTGCTAATCTCGGTGGCCAGTTGCAGGACGGTCTTGTTTGCCTTCAAGATTCTGGTTACGCTTGTTCCTGATGTGACAATTATCGACTCACTGTCGATGGTCAGGACGGCGTTGCCGGAAAGACTCAAAACCGCAACAGGCTTTGGGTCTTTATTGAATACCCGGTGTAGTCTATTTATGATCCGATTGATCATAGTATACCCACCGTTATAGTTTTGGTGCCTTTGGTGTAGACCTGATTAAATGTTGGTGTCAGGTCTCCACTTGGTGCGCTGATTGCCACGTTATAGACTCCCGGCAATCCCATGAGACGTTCCACAATCACATTAAAAATCAGTTTTTCACCAATTTCCAGAGAAGCGATATAGCTGTCGATCACCTCTTCTGCGACTGTCTTTGTGGCAACTACATCGCCGCCAGACAGTAACGTGATTGTGGCTGTGGTCGCCACCGGGGTTGTTACTGCTTTTTTTACGACGCAAATTACTCCTGCAGCTTTCCACCCAGGTACAAGCACGTTGTCTGCCGTGCGGTATCCATCGATGATCTTTTGTGCTTCTGCCACCAGCTCGTCGCTGGCTCCGGTTTCTCCGTTATAGACGTAGCACTCGAACTTCCCGACTGGCTCTATCAAGCTGTGCAGAAACGGCTCATATATAACTGCCGACTGGACTCGCTCTGTGATTACCCCGTTTGCACTTGCCAGATATGTAGTCTTCGCGCCATAAATCACAGCATCGGCGGTGCCTTTTGAGAGTGTTTTGACGTATTCGATGAAGCGCAAGCGTCGTTCATCCTCAGTCTCTCGTTCCGAACCACCGGTAACAGCACTTTCGTTGATGACTGTCAGTGAGGATGCGCCGGTCACGGCGGATTTGACGGCTATTATGGTGCCGAGTGCCACGTTTCCGATCGTGCCGGCCACTGTGCATTGGACGGGAATGTCTACGGTCGCTGTCTGTCCGATATCGATGGATGCGTCGGCAACCGTCTTGAAGAGAACTTCTCCAGCGGAGAGTGACGCAATGGTGCCAACTATCGTATTTGCCGGAATTGTTATGCTGACACTTACCGGGGCTGGAATAGAAAAAACAGCGGATCCGATGGCTGCCTGGGCTGGCTGCAACTCAAAATCGAAAGCTCTGTACAGTGCGATCGGAATTGCCTTTTTTAGCGACTGGTACCAGGCGTAGTCCTGGGCTTCCAACTCAACGGCGATAGTCTCAAACTTGCTTCTGATTTTTGAGCCGACTACGAAGTCAGTGATGGTTTTACAGACACCTGTAAACCAATCGATCATGCTTGCGACGCGGTCTTCTGCCCTGATGATCTTGTATCCCATGTGGCTATATTATTCCTTGTGTAGCGTATGTCAAATCGTTTGCCGACAAAAAGTCACGCGATTGGTATCGTGACAACCACCGGGTCTTGGTTGTTGATGGGATAAACGTCGGCCTCGAATAAGAGTGCGGTCCCTTCATTATAGAGTCGGACATTGTCCAAGTATTGCACCCTGGGGTCTGCTTCTGCTGCCAGTCTGCACTCCAGCAGTATGCGTTCCCGCCATACCGGAGTCATTGGTTTGCCTATAAACGTCGGCACAAGGGATCCGTATTCAGGGTGTCCCAGCTGTGAGAGCTCTCCTTTCAGCGTATTAATTCGGTGGTAGATCTGCATCGAAAGGTTTTTGTTCCCAGCGGCCACGACAATGTCGGTGTTGTAGTCCGGCATCAGGCCGTTGTTGTCAAGCATCTCGTCTACTCCGAACAGCATCTCGTCGAATGTTTCAGATGAACCGGAAATCTGGCCGATGCCGGGGCTGCTGCCTGGTATCGACAGCTTCTGCCCTGGCACTGCGATTGACATTTGCTTCTCGTGCACTGTGACTGCGCTGCCTTTCGGTATGCCTGCCGGAGCCGAGGTCGTTACGGTGATGGACCACCCGTCGTAGCTCTTAACTACGAGCGTTATGTTGCCGGAGTCAAACGCCAGAATATTGCCTGGCGACGGTGCCAATCCTTCGATTCTGAACTCTGATGCTGCTTCGGTTATTTCAGGGGCGATCCCAGATGCTATTGACGGAGAAAGAGCGTCCATCGGGTTTGAGGATATGAACGGGTAATCCAGGTTGTTGAGGGAGGCGATCTGTTTCCAATCGACGCCGGTTCTGGCTGCTATGGTCTGGATGGTGTCGTTACCGAGCACCGATTCTTGTGATGCGGCCACTAGTGCAAGTGTCTCGGTATCCCCATCGTAGATTGTTTCTTCCGGGATCTGCATGCCGGTTGCGCCGGCCTGTTGCATTGCCGGTGTCACTGGGCCTGTAAGTATCTCTGTGCCGGTTGGCGTCTGTATAGCAGTGCTTGCGGATGGCGTTGTTATGCTCGTAGTCGCATTGGTGGCTGTCCCAAGTGCTGCTCTTGCGGAGGTGCTTGTCCTTAATGCAGTTGGTGGTGCCACGAACATCTGAGGCTGTTTCCCCATCCCCTGCAGCAGCCGCTGGATTTGTCGCATGTCGTTGATGAATTCGTGCGGCAGGTTCGCCAGGTTCTTTGCGGAGGCCATGATGCTGTTCACGGTAGCCAGTGCCGATTTAACCAGGTCGAGCGGGGCATGTACCAGGCTGGTGACTCCGTTGGTAAAGTTGGCGACGGCGGTTGATATGGCGGTCATCTGGCTCTGTAGATCGCCTACCAGCGATTGAATCTTCTGAATGCCCTGCATTGTGGATTTGTAAGCGTCCAGCAGCTTGCTCCATGTACTGACGTTGGCTGCCGCTGCATCGGTTTGAAGTTTGGTGAGAGGGGTTATACTGCCTTGAGCCGCATCCGTAAGTACTGCGCTCGCTGGAACCTTATCTTCGGATACTCGCTTGAGCCCGGTCATTTGGATATCGTACTGGTAGAGGTGTCGTCTTTGTGTGTTTCGGACCAGTGTAAACACGTTGATTTGAACCACCCAGTATTCTTCGTCGTAGAAATTATAGAAATTCAGCGCGGGGAGTTTTTCTGGGTCTACTTTGTTGCTGTCGAGCCCGTCCATATTGTATGTGCCGAACCGCTCGTAAAGGGAAAGCAGGTTCTGTTCCATCTCTTGATATAATTCCAGACCAGTCATGTTTTTATGTTCACTCAACGACTTTTGTGGTGCGTTTGCGTCAAAAGTGCCCATGACTCCGAAAACTCCTGACATGGCAAATTTTGGCGGCGCCAGTCCAATGTTGTCCTCAAATACCCCGCCTTGAGTTACTGTGGTGCTCACTCTTGGCTGATAGGTCATTTTGTAGTTTTCGGGGTTGACCGGCAGCAACATTTGCCAAGGCTTGTTCGTCTCGAGGTTGGTAACCTCGAACATGAATGGCAGACCTGGTGTCAATACGCTGCTTTTACCTTTCTTTTTCCACGATCCCTTGTTGGCCATTATTTCACCTTCCCGGTAATGATCCCGGAACCGGCTGTCCCGGAATCTTTCGAGACTGGCACCAGTTCGCTATTTGCGACTATCTCGTCAATAATGCCTTTGCTCATTGCCGTATAAAGGCTCAGGCGGTATGCTGCCATCCCTGCCGCATCGGTTGTCTGTTGTCCTCCGATTGCGTCCACTGCTGCTTGTATCTTGGCGGCCATGCCGCTTGCTGTCATCGCCATGTCATTTACTCGCTTTCACGGTGGCTGAAATATGCGCATGCGGTTTCCCTGTGTAGGCGCAGACACTGTCTCCCTGCACCACACCCTTCGGGCTGCCGCTCCCGCCATCCCATTCTATAGTTCCGTCCGAAGTCCATGCTGTTTTGCCCTTTATATGCACCGTGCATTTCCCTTGGGCTACTTCGACGGTAATGTCTCCCGTTTCAACGATTACAATCTCGCTATTCTTGATTTTGACCGTTTCGTTGCCGTTGACGTATGTCGTCCGATTCCCGTCTTTGTCGATCACGATGTCCGTCTTGTTGCATTTCATGTGATACCGGCGCTTGCCTTTGGGAACTTCAGTTTCTTTAGCCATGATCTCGTTTGATGGCGGGTTGCAGTACCCGGTAACGATCGGCGATGTCCACATGCCGTTGATGAACATGACAATTACGAAGTCGCCTTCTTCCGGCGTCCATTCCACGCCGGCGTTCATGTTTACTTTTTGCGCCATCATCGGGACTCTGCTCAGTTCGGAATATCCGCCGAATAGGATGATATCTACCACCGTTTGCAGCAGTGGATTTCCGGTTGAGTCTTGAAAATAGACTTTTTTGATAGTGCCCTGGAGGGGATAGGGGAATGACCGCATTTCCTGCATTGCAGGTTTATCGCGTAGGCTTTCTTGTCGGCGTGCGCCGATCTCACTCAACATACTTTTGCCCTCGGGTTACTTGTAGGCTTGTAACGAATTGTAATTGTGGCCAGACAATATACTGGTGAGTAACCTGTTCGATAAGGTAGGACATCTTCTTATTGTTTCCGAGATCGTGTATCAGTTCGTGTCCTGCTTTAATTTCTGGCCGTAAATGAGTTTGAATTGTTCCTGACCAATAGTCTTGGTTAAGCCTGTACCAGTTCCAAAGCTTTGATTTCGCTTCTTTGGCACTTTCGAGCCAGACTGACGGAGGTGGCAGCACAAACGGAATGCGCCACTTTGACTCGGGTGGAACAAACTCGTCTTTTATGGTTTTAGAACAATACCCGTGCGATTCAATAGATGCTTCAGACCATTCGACCAGGTCACGGTGTGCCATTGCTATTGGGATGTTCATGCCAGCAGCAGTCAAATAAAACGTAGGCTGATAAAACAGAAAATTGATGCGCTCGGTGTCGCATATTCCTACGTCGTCGCTGATAATATCTGAATCGAATATGATGTGCTGTCGATCTGGATTTTGTATAATCCGCCCATAGTCGTCCAATGGCCGATCTTCAAGGGTTATTGTGAATAATTTTTTCCCTACGTCGTCTGTTTCTGCCGTTAGTACATTGAATGGACCGTGTGCACATTTCGTCAGCATGTCCCATACGCTACATCCTTGCAGGTTGATAATTGCCGGGTTCCATAACACCCAGTCATCTTTTGCGTTGCTGGTGTCTACCTTGAAGAATGGGTCCCATTTTGGTAACACTTGAGAAAATACTTTTTTGAAAAGTTTCTCTACCATCACCGGTGGAGTGCCGGTAATAAGGCTGACGTCAAACTGGCGGTTGAGTTGGGCATCTATTTTTTGTACATCGCTATCGCCGTTTTCCGTTGTAATTAAATTAAATGCGACTATGTCCCAGCCTATATCGTGTTTTAGTAAAAGCTTCCCCATATCTTGGCCGCTTATCTTTACTTGGCGCTGTGGGGTGTTCCCGCCTGGCCGTGTGAACGAAACTCTGTCTACTAGGCCCATCATAACGGGTTTGTACCCGTTACCGTCGCCTGCATCGAGTTCGATTGTGACGATGTCGTCGGTAGTGATGTGCTTGTCGTAGGTATCAATTACCCCGAGGTTGTTCGACACAGCCTTGTACGTCAGCATCATCTGCCACGTCCCGGCTGCTCGTTCGTAGACCTTGTTAGTTGTCAGGCTTATAAGGTCGTTGCTTACGTCAAAGAGATCTTCTCCGGTGTCGTTGCGGATGAACTTGACGCGGTGTTTCGGCGAGTAGCTTCTGAAATATTGAGGTGTGTGTTCTGGCATGTGCTTATGGTAGCAAATCCGTAGCGCATATCAAACTGTTTGCCGTTATGTCATTCTATGGGCTTGTCTTTTGGTTGGTGTGGTGGTATCTGTTCGGTGTAGCGTATACCTAAATAACAGGGAGGTTTGTGATGAAAATGGTTAGTGATGTAGTTAAAGTTCTGGAGGGTTTGGCCGTAGAGGACGCTCTGATTATTCTGGACAATGCAAAAAGCGTTGTCCAGAGCGCATCTGGCTTGGCGGTGTCTTTCGAGTGTAACCGCGAGATGTTCAAAACCAACTATCCCGAACAGGTACTCGCTGCAACTGTCGATTTTGACAAGGAAAGCCTGGAGGCATTCAAAGAACAAATCCTCAAGGAAGTTGGCGGTATGAAACTGCGCGAAACTCCAAACGGCATGTTATTTGATGCAATGATTAAGCTGGCAAAAGAGCAGAAAACTACTGATTCCGCAGAACCCGCCAAGGCAGACGCACCGATAGCGGAGACTCAGCGCGACACGAAATGCATTGTGGCACCTAAATATGGGACGCAAGAATACCGTGACCGCGAGAATTACAAAAATTCTGTTGTGGTTGAGGTGTGCAACCTACTGTCGCAACGGAGTCTATCTGTTGCTGATGGGACGAGAGTTCTTGAGGTTGCTATTGCTCATCTTGTTTTTTCGCCTGTTGCGCCTTTAGATCGGTTAAATGATGAATATAAGCCGCTCTGATTTTTTGCCTGGCATCTTCGGTTGAGTGTGGTTTTGGTGATATTAAACCAAGCTCAACAGCCGTTAATTGTGCCGCTACCAGCATGATTGTCTTGTCCATCGTTCTCTCCTTGTGGTGTCTGTTTTGATTGGCGTCGGCACGATACCACGAGAGAACGGTGGACATCATTTTTTTCTTGCAATTCCTTTCCATGGTATCGTACAGTCGCTCACATGAGGCATCGCAACCTCTGTGAGCGGCCCACGCTCCCGACAGTACGTGTTTTTTTGTGCCTGCAATCTGAAATCTGAACATCTGTATAGTACGTCGGGGAGTGGGCTAATAAAATACCAGTAATGGAAATAACCCAGCCGTCTCACAGCGGTGCGATCCCCCGGCCTACTCTTAGCCGAGTACGCTTAAGTCAGCAAACTGTGAGGTAACACCATGCAAAAACCCGCCTGTAGTCCCGTCCCGGCAGTATTCAGTTTTGAATCCCACGATGTACGAACAATTGTAGTTGGCGAAGAGGTCTGGTTTGTGGCCAGGGACGTTGCCGCTGTATTGGGCTATGCCAAACCGGAAAAAGCCATTTCATCACATTGTAAGCATGCCAAATCGTTAGCCTCCCCCGAATTGGGGGGGCAGGTTCCAGCCGGTTGGCCTCGGAATATGATGATCATCCCCGAGCGTGACGTCTACCGCCTGATTATGCGCTCCACTCTTCCCGCCGCCGAAAAGTTTGAAGACTGGATTGTCTCCGAGGTCATCCCTTCCATCCGCAAGCACGGCCACTACGGCCAGCCGGTTGTTCTCCCTGCCGATCCGATGCAGATTCTCAAAGTTACTTATGACGCCCTGGTGCAGGTGAATACCCGAGTGGACGAGGTACAGGAAACTGTTACCCGTTTGCTCGACACCGTCCGGCTCCAGCAATGGCAATGTTACGAACTGAAAGCCGCCGTCACGCAGAAGGCGCAGGAGTTCCGTGATACCTATAATTGCACTTATGCGTTGCTCTTTCCCGCCGTCTGGGGCTTTGTCAAAAAACACTTCCGGGTTGCTACTTATTCCGCCATTCCGACTGTCCGTTTCGACGAGGCGCTTGCGCTTGTCAAGGCTATCACTTTTGGCGACATGCCCGACTATGTGCGCGAGAGCGCAGGGGGTGCCAAATGAGAATCGAACCCACCCTCAACGAAAAAGTTTACTATCGCACTCCGGAGATGAACCGTAAAAAGAAAGGCTTCATCGTCGCCGGCAGTATCGAAACCGGCTTTGAAATTAAACCGGTGCGTGAAGGCTATACGCTCAACCCACCGAACATTAACGGAGTTTTCCGCGACAGCATCTGGACGGCAGCAGAACATGCCGCTGGCAGATTACCGAAAGGCACAGGACGGGGCGTGGCCGCAAAAGAAAGCAAGCGCAGGGGGCAGGTTGGCATGGAGCGCATCGGCGTGTCTGAGGCTGAAATCATGCGACACCCTGGCATTGTGAGTATCATGGGAAAAATATTGTCAGGTCTGGCAGCACGGAACGGATTTAATCCGCATTTCGTGCTTGCCGATGGCGTTATGCACAACGACGATCTTGCCGCGAATGAATTGTACAGCGAGTACGTCACGGCAGCTCTCGGGGCTCTGCGCACGTCCGGCAACAATGCCAGTGATGCCGACATCGAGCAGTTCAAAGCGTACTTGTCCGGTGCATCCCTTGAAAGCAACATCGCGCTTACGATTGCCCGTACCGGCAAGACCGCAGCCATGCGGCACCTGATCTCGGATAATGACCGGCTGAAAGCGTCCGTTTCCTACGATACCCAGGGTGAAGACGACTACGAGACCGGCATGCGAGCGATTGCGGCCAAGGTTGCCGTCAATCCAGAACGTGGCTCTGGCGCTGCCAAGCAGGAAGCCCTGACGTTCGGCATTGCGGAACAGCTGGAAGCTCTGGACGACACGGCGGCAGCGGTCATCATTAAAATGAAGTTCGGCCTGGAGCAGTTCGAGCATGCCTACAAGGAACAGGACATCGCAGCCGCTCTCAACCGGGCGAAGGTTCCGGCTCCGAATGGCTTGTGGGATGCGGTGAAGGTGAAGATCAAGATGTTGGCTGCGCTTGCGATTCTGGCGCATACCCGAGGGATGCAGAACCTGCGCGACTTCATAAGCGGTTGCGACTACTCTTTTGTTGGAGGTGCAGCATGAGCCCGAATAAAAAAGCTACCATGATGCGTGACCTGGATGTCGCCCTGTCCCTTTTTGATGTTCTTGAAAACCTGCTGGAGAATAATGCCGGTGTGACTGATCTGCACTATCTGGCTTCTCTGGCCGGGGAGGGTAAGCGTAAGCTCAATGGTGTTGTCGATGTCTTGGCCGGGTGATCATTCTGTTTTACTGTCTTTTACCTGTTGAAGTGGAGGTGTGCCATGCTTTGTATTCGCGTTTCCGTGAAGGGTTCTTTTGTTGGTCTGGTTCATGATTCTGATCGCGCCATAATTCGCAGTCTGGTCAAGCGATTCGGTCTTGAATCACTGGCTCTTGTTCCGGTGGTTGTACTGTGATATACGAAAGGGGTGTCCGTTAGAGGGCACCCCTTTTTCTGTTGGAGGGATCTTGCAATTTGGAGGCTTTATGCGTTCGTTTCTTGTTGTGCTGGACCAGCCAGGGGACAATCTTTCTTATGCACAGGTACTGGTGGAGCTTGCTGACAATGAAGGTAAACAAGAAGGAATTGAACAGCTTGCAAAAAATGTCTACATGATTCCAGAAGGTAGGTTTTTGTGGTTCGTTTCTGCCATTGCCGTGCGTTTGGAGCCATTCTCTCGCCGCGCAGGACAGCCCCATGGTCAAACGTGTGCAGCTTACGGCTATAAGTGTCTACTTTTTGATGAAGCCCTTCAATGGCTTCGCTTTGACGGTTCCCAACAATAACCGGTGTCATGCTTTGGGTTATACCGTTTCCGTACCATCTTAAATCTTCGGATGCTGACATGTGTTCCTCCTTTCGGACAGTTTTACGGACAGTATCACACCTTGTGGCGTATATCAAATAAATGGAGGTCGTTATGAAACTGTTTCTCGTTGTTGTTATGTTGCTGCTCCCCGTGGCAGGGTGGGGGGAAGGTGTTAGAGGTGTACAGTCAAAAAAAACACGCACGGTTGCGACAAAAAACAAAACTGATGGTTTTCAGGGTATCCTCTTTGGCACCAAAGAAGCCGAAGTGACGGATCTGTTAAAAAAGAAGTATCCTGGTGCTTATAATGATGCCGATAATAGAGTTTTTTTAGGTGATCCCAGATCTGTTTTTCTGGGTGATTTAAAATCACAACACGGCATTGTTTTAAATGAGAATTACAATGAGTATGGGTATAAATATGTGCCAACTATTTATCAAGTGGAATTCATTTTTAAAGACAATAAGTTTTCTGCTTATCAGATTTACAAGCGCTTAAATATGGCTGGAATTAACGAACAATCAATCTACTTAACCCAAATACAAAAAATGATGTTTGACAAATATGGCTATGCTCAATACCAAACTAATTTAAGCAATTTATATGATATCGTGGCACACACTACACGCTTAGAATGGAAAAGTTATATAATTAACGCTTGGACTCCAAAAACAAACGCCAATGTTTTTGTCGGTACTCTTGTGTCGTCAGCCGATAACAATATGTACTTATTTGCGAGAGTTTGTATTGCAAAAGACGACCCTGTTGCCGCAAGATTTTCGGGTCAATACAAGTCCGAAAAAGACAGGACTGGAAAAGAGTTTCCTAATTTTTAGCTTATTCTTGGCAGAATAACACCATCCTATTGTCCTTTCGGAGCGCTGATTATTGCTGATGTAATGTCCCTCACTGGCTTTACCACAATCCCATTGGTGGTGATGTAGTCAAATAATTTCTTCGTATAATCTTCCGAATACGGTGCATTTGTTGCCGGGTTGGCTGCCGAGTTTGGCCGCTCTCCCGGCTTCTTTGTTTTTTCTACCCTCTCTTCCACTTCATCGGTATATTTTGGTCCCAGTACCGTTTGCATCACTGGGCTACGGTCGATGTCCTCTTGCCTGTATGCTCCGTCATAGATATTCGCGTATTTTTCTACAGTGTCTACATACCCGCTTGTGACTTTCGATTGTGGCAGATGTTTCTTCCAGTTTTTGGGATCTTTCTTCACCGCCTTGTCAACATTCCCTGGCCCTGCGTTATATGCCGCGAGCGCCTTTTCCTCGTCACCTTTGTATCTGTCGAGCATTTGCTTGAGGTATTTTACCCCGCCGATCATATTTTGCGTTTCGTTGAATGGATCTCTTACCCCCATGTCTCTTGCCGTTTCGGGCATGAGCTGCATAAGCCCTTTTGCCCCTTTGTCGGACACTGCATTGGGGTCGCCGCCGCTTTCTGCCTTGATGACAGCTTTTACCAGTGAAGGCCGGACTTTGTACTGCCGTGCAATCCTTTCGGCCTCAGACATCCGTTGCGCTTGTGGTCGGGTCGGTGTAGTGCCGGTGTCCTTTCCATAGGTGCCATCCGTAAAGTAGTCGAGTGCAAACTTGGTGCCCTCGTATGCTGCAAGCCCCGTTAATGCAGGTAGCACCATGCGTCCCATGATTGCTTTACCTGCTGCTCCGCCTGGGATCATGTTGCTGATGGACGATGCGAACATGAGGGTTGCGGCTCCCATCATGAGCTTTCCTGCTGGTCCCGCTTCTTTCATGGCTCCTGCGATCGAATCAAAGGCACCTTTCCAGTTCTGGTCGGTCAGTGCGCTTGCGAACGTCAATGCGCCGTCCTCGAACTTCCCAAACAGCTTGTTCAGCTGCTCTCCGGCCTCTATTTTTACCATCTGCCGTTTTGCTTCCAGAGCTTCTTTGTTGATTGCCGGGTTTTTACCGATCTCCTTTTGCCATTCAGCGTATATCCGCTTGTCCTCCGCGCTGCCTTTGGACAGGTCACCTATTTTCTTCTTGCCGCCGTCGAGTGCCACTGAAAGCCTGTCAAAAAAGCTCGTTCCTGTTTTTTCATCCTTCTTTGACATAGCGATCAATTTTTCGGCTGGCGCACCCTTTATGCCGGCTGCTTCCAAGAGTGTTTCAAGTTCTCCGGCTTTCCCTTTGTCTGTTGTTGAACGGAGACCGCCAATCAGCTGAGACAGCAGCTTGGGATTCTCCATGAATCCGCCCTGCTTCATCACGTTCATGTCGTGGATCTTCTCAAAGTTCATTGGTCCTTTGAATCCACCCATCAGCTGGAATAACCGAATGTCTCCCGCTGCAGTCCCGGCACCTTGCAGGCCGTTCTGCATGAAGTTCTGAAAGTTTCCGCTCTTGGCGTACTGTGCATAATCTGCCTTGCTCTGCGTGGCTTTCATCGCCTCTATCGCGAGAGCGGTGGCTTGCCCTGCCTGCTTATCGCTCCCGGCTCCACCCATGGCCTGTGCGGTCGCCTGCGTGTTCCGGCTGACCAGCTGCAGCAGTTCGGATGCTCGGGACTTGTCCATCCCTTTCTTGATCGCCTCGCCCATCATGGACAGTGCGCCGGTACCGGCCTGTTGGTTACCGGTCGCCTGGTACATCGTGCCGTACATGCCTGCTACTTGGCTGGGGTCAGTTCCGGTGTACTTCGCGAACCTGCCGGACATATTCGCTGCAGAATTGGCCTTCTTGCCGAACATGCCGGTTGACTGGCTGATTCCTTCCAGCATCTGCATCTGTTCGAGCGGGTCTATACCTGCGCTGACACCGTCGTTATATCCGCTCTTGATGCCTCTGGCGTAGAGTCTGCCTTCATGGCCGACCGCCTGTTGGTACTGTGCTCTGGATGATCCAAGAAAGCCGAGTAGCGAGAAGCCACCTGCTGCCGCTAATCCCCACCCGACGGCCTTTTTGATGGTGTTGCCCATGGTGCTGGCTTGGCTCCCACCACCAGACGCTTCTTCATCAACACGGCTTGTTACTGTACGGCCATAGTTCCCGTGTTCTTTAAAATAGCGGTCTGCCGCTGTCTCTCGCTTACGTGGTTCGTTGGCATCTTTCCAGAAAGCGTCTGCGGCTCTCTGTGACTCCTTATGCATTCTGGCTGATTCGGCAGATGACACCGTGCCTACGCCTGGTGCCGCTGTTGCCGCTGCGCCTCTGAACGATGTCATTGTTTTTATCAGCTTGTCGTAGTCTTTGGCTATGTCCGATACGACTCTTCGTGTGCCTTCCATCTCCTTGCGATATGCAATTGCACTCTTGGCGGTACGATCCATTGCTCCGGCATTTACCGTTGCGTCAGTCCCAGGTGGACCTCCAGAATTGACACCTCCGACGATAGTGAATTCTTTATCGTTAAGCTTACTGGCTTTGTCCGCAAGCAGTTCAACTTCCCTTTTAGCGTCTGTTACCTGCTGGCGGTTTACCCTGATATCAATGCCGATTCCCATCTGCGTATCCTCCGTGCCTTCATCCTATCAAATCCGTAGCGTATGTCGAACGCTTTGCCAATAGAAAAGGGAGCCGTTAAGCTCCCTCATCTTTTGATTCAATCACTACTGGCTCCCATTTGTCTCCGTATAACTCTTTGTTTAAATCGATCTTTTCTCCTGCTTCAATCCTAGCGAATATGTCATCTACTCCCGCATCTCCCGACAACTCTATGTCGCAGGTCGGGCACTTGTCGCGGTGAGTCGTCATTTCGCATGTGAAGCATGTTTTGAGCGATTTACCTTCCGCTGCCAGGGACATCTCATATTCAAGAGAGATTTCCTCGTCGGTGATGCTGGTGTATCTAACGTCATTGACCGGCAGGTTGTACTTTGTCCGGTACCAATAACGCAGGCTGTTTATCTCCCTCGCTGCCATCGCTCCCAGTTGCTTTGGGTCGAAAGGAGTTTAGGTGCTTTTGGACCTCGTGCCATACGGCCAGTATTGCGTCTTCGTCTTCGTCTTCGTGCATCTCCGCCAAGTCGAACCATTTCGGCAGCGGCACGGTCGAAGTCGTCTCTACGAATGTGACGATGTACGACAGCAGTTTAAGGCCTTCCCCGATCAGTTCTGGATTAACGGCACCGAATTCCGACATGGTGACGGCGTCACGTAGAGCTATTGTGCGCTTGTCCAGCAGAGATGGTCTGCGAATGGAAAAAGACCCAGCGTATTTGCTACCAAATGGCTTTCCCGTGGTGGGGCAGAGTGCGCTTTCAATGTTGAATTCTGTTATCAGTGGTATTGACATAATGGCTCCTTGGATGGGGTGGGGGAGGCAATGACGCCTCCCCTTTGATATGCGCTACAGTTTATCGCTGGGAAACGCGGTGTCTTGCCAAAATTTGAAAATTTTCGCCGGTCACTTGATGCTTGGTGTATCTGCGGCTGTGGGTGTTGAACTTGCAGCCGGTGTAGTTCTCGATGGTGGTGCCGGAGACGGTGTCAATGACTTCTACCGAGAGTTCCGGAGCGGTCAGCCATTCGTCGCTGTTGGGTACGAACCCGAGCTTTTCCAGCGTTTCCGCTGCCACCAGGTATTTCTCGCCGCTGATGCGGTGGGTGAGTTTGCCAACAACGTGCTCCACGACTTCTACGTCGCCGAGCCCGTCCACTTCCTGGAGATTGAAATCGTCTTCAAAACTTACGTTCTGGCAGGTTCCGATTGCCTCTCCCTTCATCTTCAGTATAACCCTGTTGCCGGTTGCGGTATTCTTAACAGCCATGATTTATGCCCTCCTTACAGGCCGATACTGAACTTTGTGGGTTGCAGGTGGTAGGTCGAGAAGATCCAGTTTACTGGCAGGATCGGCTCGGCGAAGTAGTCCACGTAGCGGATGGTTCCATCCACTCGCAGTTGGGTTTTTTTCGGGTCGAAGTAACGGATGTATTCTTCCCGTTTTGCAGCCTCGAGGACGGCATTGGTCAGGTTGACGATGGTGATGTCCAGGCTTTCTGTGCCTGGCTTGCCCACCAACAGCTCGTGACGGTTGCGGATCTCTCTGGCGATGTAGTCGGCGCCACGGCCAACCGAGAACTCGATACGGTACAGATCGTCGTTCTGGTTCCAGGTGGTGAGCTGGCGGCTGATTACATATCCTGCTCCTTGCACTGCATCGGGGATCGGGATTGCCACGGCGCTTTCGAGCAGGGTTTCGATCTCGGAGATGCGGAGCTCCACTTCGAGCCCGAGGCAGCGCAGGTATTTGCGGGTAAGCGGCTCAACCGGAGAGCTGCCGCCTGCAAGTCCGGCATACATGCATGCCGTGATGTATCCCGGATAAAGCTTGATATTACCATCGTGGTCATAAAACTTGGCACCGAGGCCGACGTGCATTGTCCGGTCGCTGTTAAGATTCTTGACTGCGGTCTGTAATGCGGCGATTGCCGTGAGACGGGCTGCTTCGCTAACCCAGCTCTGGAGTGCTCCGCCAACGAAGCAACGACGCTCTGATTTGCCGCTTGGACCACTCATATAGGCGCAATGCGCGTCTGCCATGGAATGGATTGCCGCTGCAGACGTGATCGGCACAATCAGGTCTATCTTCATGGTTTTCAGCAGGTCGAAGGCTGCCTGCCAATCGTTGTTGGTGGTCGTGCCATTCGAGCCACCATTCAGGAAAGTCCAGCCAACATTTGCCGGGATCGTGCCGGCGTCAGTGTTGCGTGAGGCAAGCACGTATCCTGACAGTTTGTTGATGCCATCCACGATCGCCTGCAGGTCGGATTTGGCTGTGAACGCTGCTGTCTTGACGTCCTGTGTGGTTACCGTATCAAGCTGAATGGATAGGTCAGTCTTTGGCTGTTTTGTGGTTGCAACAGCTGTGTACTTCGCCACTCCGGCAACGTTGAAGCTGTTGATGGCGTCTACCAGTGCCTGAATGGTTGTGAAGGAGTTCAGGTCGAGATTCAGGTTGTCAGCGGCCACGGCTGTTGCATTGGTGGTCAGCAGGTGCGTGGCGGCAGAGATGTTTACGGTCATGGTGCAGGACGCGGCGGCTCCGGTGTACTGGATGCTGAACGAGTCCTTGGTCAGGTTGTCGAAAATTTCAGCATTGTCGACGTACTGAATTGTGACCTTCTTGCCTGTGGTCCCGGCTTCGATTTTGGCTTTCACCTGGTTGGCTGTCTGGCCGAATAGGTAGCTGGTCAGCGTGAGCACGTCAGCAACCGCAGCATCTTTGAATGTCTTGCTCGATGCTGTCGCAGGGTTTACCGGAATCAGATAGACTTCGCTGGCTCCCTGTGCGCCTGGCGATGGATCGAACAGCAACTGTGCGCCCAGCCGTGCCTCTGCCGAGTCGGGATGAACCAGCTGGTTCACCAGCGATGGGCTGTTGATTTTGATGGCGGTTCCTGGCGGGATAAGCCCGACCATTTCCGCGAGAATCGCTACCTTGTTTGCCCCACCAAGTGGACTGTTGGCCAGTGCCGACGAATCGATGCGGCTGGCAGCCTGGGGGATCAGGTAGTATTTACCGTTCCAGAGAACTCCTTTGCCCATTGTTACTTACCTCCTTTTATTTGCCATTCGGCCCATGTCAATGCTGTCGGCATGGTCTCGAACAGTCCGAGTAATGTTGCCCATTCGCTTCTGTATTTCCTGCCGTTGATCTTCTCTGCTTGGCACAGGTGGGTGAATGCCGCTTTTGTCTCGACCCGGGCTTTCGGTATTTCACTCAAAAACTCTTCCAGGGTTACCGGGAACTCAGATACTTCCGTGGCTGGTTCTTGCGTTGGAGCAGATTCTGTTGTTGCATCGGCTTTTGCCATGATGTTTCCTCCTTGATGTTGATATACGCTACAGTTAATTTAAATCTGAACGTTGGTGCCGGTTGCGTAATTACCGATTGGCACACGCTTGGTCCACGAATTCTGTACTTTGCAGCTGATCTGCACTGCTCGGTTGAAGACTGTCTGAGGCAGGTGCTCCTGTTCCGGCTTGAGGTCTGCGACTGTGATATCAATCTCATATGCCCCTATGCCGGCCAGTGAATCTTGGGCTTCGCAGATGAATCTCTGTACCAATCGTGCCAGCCAAATCGCTTCGTCTATTGTTGCGGTCACCACATCGACCCGGTATATTGCTGATGCGACATATCCTTTCGGGATGTCCCAGTGGGTTTGAGTTCCGGTTGCAGGGTATGGCTGTGACTCGCCCAATAGATCGTTCAGAAACTTATCTGCTGTGTTCTCTTGACCAAGGCTGATTCCGATCTGCGGGAGCGGCATATCCAGCAGCGGGAAGTGTGGAAGGATGTATACCTGTCCGTCGTCTCTTTTGCGGAGATCACCCGTAAAAGTCTTACGGGTGATGTAGGCGGTTATTTCCGCAATCTCTCCTGCGTCCAAATCGTCGAAAGTGTCATTGATCGCAAACCCGCCATCCGCTTTCGCTGCCGCAAACTTTTCGAAGAACAGTTTCACCAGATATTTATCTACGTTCGGGAATCCCATTATATTGTTCCCATGCTTACTGTTGCGGTCTGGAGGTCAAGTACCGCTGCCTGCTGCACCATGGCTTCTACTGCTGGCTTGCAAAAAGCAGATACCGCTCCGGCAATATTATGCGGCTTGTATCCGGGGTGTATCCATGACCCGGGAGCTGACTTGTCGCTGACAATTCGGAAAGTCATATACTTGTTTTGAGTGGCCTTGGCGTAGGTCTTCTCGATCCTTACCATCCCCTCGAATCTGCCGTTCTTGTGCTGATAACCGCTTGTCGGGTTCTTCCCTGGTGCGTGTTGAGTCTCGGTACCCGTGAGCCTGCCGCCCCACTTGATGGCGTTGCCCTGCTTGACGCTCGCTTTGAGTGCTCTTGCCTGTTTGTAGACGTCCTTCGGCATTGCCGGGAAGTTGCTGTTTGGCGAACTTCCGTTGCCTGTGCCTTGCCGAAACGGGATGATGTTGTATCTGCCGTTCTTCCCGATTCGTGCCTTTGGTCCGTTCAGGAGTGCCGGCTTCATGTCGAATGGAGCGCAACCGTTTTCCAGCTGCTCCGCAACTTTTGATGTCGCGACGACCTGCTGGCTGATGCTGTTGCCTTGGGTCAACTGATCTCTGGTGACGATGCTGTCGGAATAGATGCGTCGCAGACCGATATTATTTTGAACCGGGAGCATACCGGGGATGGTTTGTATCCCCATCACAGCCTGCTGCCATTGAGCCTGGACGAATCCTGCTGCTCTCTCAACGGCTGCTTCTATGTTTGGGGTATCGTTCATCTCGACTCCATGAGGTGTTTCTTGCGCAACATGACCTTGCTGCCGAGGTCGTCTCCGTGGGTAATTCTCTCAATTGGTGGCACAAATACCAGCCATTCGATGTATGCCCGGTACTTGATCGTATATCTGATGGCGGTTGCTGGTTTGATGCCGGTTTTGCCGGACCAGTCCCAGGCAATATTCTTGCCTGATAGTCTAAAGTCGGTTCCTTCAACGTACTTCTGTTTGTTTTCGTCAATACAGAATATGCCGCTGACTCCCTCGTAATAGAGTTTGTCGGATATTCCTGCTCCTCTTACCAGTGGATCGCCCTGGCCGTATGGCAGTGGCCACATAAAAATTATCTTGTCTCCCTCGCTCACGGTGTCTGATGTGAGTGGGGAAAAGACGCAATCTCCCGGCATGAATACTCCGGTTTCCATCAGCTCTCGCCGCTGGCTGATATCGGTCACCAATCCCGTGATAATCTTTTCTTCTGCATACAGCCAACCGCCTGTTTCGTGTTCCATGCAGTTCGGGTTTGGTTGGCCACTGGCATCATGGCAGAAACAGCGCAGGCCAATCAGGTGCCGGACCTGCTCTCCTTCTTCGGCTACAAAGTTATCAACGGCGTCGATTGGAATTGGCATCACAGCACCACGCACGAGATACCGCGATACAGGTTGCGCAGTCGCGGCAGATTGGTTTTGTTCCAGTCTTTGTATTCCTGGATGGCGGTGTCGTAGACGCCTTTTGCGTTGTAGCTCTGGCTTCTACTGACACCGTCCTTGCTGATGCTTTCGCTGGTCATTCCTGATCGCCACGCTTGCTCTGCGGTAGTCAGGATCGATATGGCCGAGGTGTAGCCGACCATCTTGATTATCTCTGCCGGGATCTTCTCGTCTATGCCGAGAATGGCTTTGTACCGCCAGAAATCGGCGATGAATTCGCGCACGCCCCAGAAGTTTATGCCCATGAAGAATGTCCAGTATTGTGCGTACTGGCTGTTGTACGGCAGGACATCCACGTTCCCGCTCTTGCGGTTGACGGTCAGTGCGCCTGATTTCAGTTCCATGGCCCTGGTGTTACCGATGTAACCCACGAGGTCTGTCACTTTGCCTACCTGATGATATGGAAGGTCGAGGTGCCACCCCATGCCGCGTTTGTTAAAATCCTTCTCGTAAAAAGTGAGCGGTACCGCTTTCGAGTCGAAATATTCCCCCTGTTCCGGATTGGAATAGTACGGCTCGGTTGCTACTCGGGTTGGCTCCAAGAATATCTTGAGCATGCTCTCGACTTCCTGAGTGGCCTTTTCAATTTCGCTCTGCAGGAAGCCATCGGCCAGTTCTTCTTGGTCGAGCAGGATCCCTTCGGCGGCATCAGCGGATGGTAGCGAGAAGAAATCCACGTCCACCTCGCAATAATTGCCGGTGGCGTCCAACAGGATCTCGCTGGTGCTGTTTTTGGTGATAGGGATTGGTGTACCCTTGCCCCAAGTCAGTGTGTTGCCTGTGGCTTTATATTCAAGGCCAACGACGCCCTTCTTGGTGCCCTTGGATACGCCCGTGATGGTTACTCCGGTCACGACGGCAGGCTGCCGCTTCGGCATCAGTTTGTATCCGGACACCAGATGTAAACCCTGGCAGTAGGTCCGCCGCATTTCGTCTGCCGTGATGATGGACACTTTGAACGCAGCGACCGAAGTCAGATCGCCTTGTGTCGCTGTGATCTTGTAGTCGCCTCGGTTGATATGCGTTGTCCCGTCTGCATCATTGATGTTGGCCAGATCGAACTCTACGACAATCCCCTTGGCTGCGCTTCCGCTGAATACGATGGCCTGGGTAGCCAGCGGGACGCCTTTCTTTTCCAGGGAAATAACTACTGGCTCCGAGGCCAGGTCGATGGCGGGAGAGGGTACGATCCTCGCCTTCACCACCGACCTTGGAGCCTCGTATCGGGAATATTCATCTCGGTTGAGATATATGCCGACCCCGGTAAGTGCCATTTATGCGATCTTCTTGGCGTCAACAGCGACAAACGCTGGCGTGAAACCTGTACCAGAAGAACCGTCCGGGGCTTTTGTGGCGACAGCACTGTGTGTGTGGACTGAATATGCTGCTTTCAGTTCTTCGACTTCATCCACCAGCTTGTTGAACTCTTCGCGCATAGCGACCAGTTCTGCTCCATATGCTGCCTTGTTTGATCCGAATGTCCGTGTTGTTCGTGTTGCCATTGCGACACCTCCTGGTTATATGGGTTACTTCAGTTACTTCGCGAGTGCTTTGCTGCGTTTTGCGGCTTCGTCCATGACGCTCTTGCGAGGGTTTTCACTGATGCGTGCTTCTTCCGCAATCAGCTCTTCAATCTCTTCGACCGTGATGGCTGCCCTGATCTTCTCAATCATCTCGGCTGCTGTTGCGATTTTGGCATCTGATTCTTTGCCGCCGTCTGCATCGACCTTTGGCTTCCAATAGTCGGGCAGGCCGATTGAGAGAAATGCGCCGGCTTCGTCGTTGTCGCACATGGCCAGAAACACGTCGGGTGTGTCAGTCTCTTTGAATTCGACCGTTACGGATTCGCCTTTTACCTTTGTGGCAATTTTGCCTTTGTGGCGGGATGCTATTTCGATGGTCTTTGACATAAAAGCTCCTTGGAGTGATTTGATAAGCGGGAGGCCGTTAAGCCTCCCGCCTTGTTACATATACGCTACACTTATGGCGCAGTGTATGTACCGCAGTTTTTGTAGATCATCACTCGTTCAGGAGCTTTGATCACGGAAACGATGTACAGCAGCAGCATGAACGGGAAGGTTGTGCCTACCTGTGGCAGCGGCATTTTGATAAGCGGTGTCATCTGAGCGATGGCGATGTCGCGTGCGTCCGGCTTGATCACCAGTGCGATGCCGTCAGAAGGTTTACCGGCTGCATCCACAGTGCTCCATTCGCCCTTGTCAACGAAGGTCAGGTCGCCGGAAGCGGTCTGCGCAACCTTGGCAATCCATTTCGCGTCAGAACCGTTTGCCAGCTTACCGCGATAGATGCGGTATCCAGTAGCGCCGGCCAGGCGGGTAACTACGATGGTCACCTTTGTGGTGGCATCAGGTACTGCAATGGCACTGGTAATGGTCCCGAGGGATTCGCCAGTGTCGTTGAACGCGGCCACTGTGTAGTAATATGTGGCGGCGAGGTGCTGACCGGCAGCGTCGTCGGCTGCTGCTGGCTGGGTTGTGATTGCTGGTGCGGCAGGAACGCCAGCCGGTGCGGCAGCCAAAGGTGCGGCAGCTTCGACTTCCTGGAGCAGAATGGAGTAGTCGAAATTGAACCGACCGAACTGCGTATCGTATCCGTCAAGGTTTTGTCCCAAGGAATACGTCGGCTGCTGTCCGCCGTCCTTGTTGAAGCGAACCATGTTGCGGGATGCGAACTGCTGGTTCAATCCTGCGGTTACGTGTGCCGACTGCAGCACGTTGTACCCGTTGACACTGGCCTGCTTGCCGGTGGTTACCAGGGACTGGGCGGCAACGTCCAGTTCATTGAAAGTCAGGGGAGCGCCCTTCATATCAATTACGTTCGCCGAGTTGGCAGCGGTCAGTGCAGCCAAGAGCCCGTCGAAGTTTACTTCTTCGCCGTTCTCGTCCTTGATTGCAGACTGGCCGAACACCAATTCACGCTCTACTTTTTCGAGAAGCTCCAGCGTGCGGTCACGGTTCTCGCGGACGGTGGGGTCTTCGAAAGCGCCGCCATTCTGTCCAGTGATCAGCATCTGGTGAGTGATCCCGCCGAGTACGCCGAGGAACTTGTTGTAGATACCTTTACGCTCAAACGTAGAGGTTCCGCCCTTTGGTGCCCCGCCCTGACGGAAGCCAGCGCCACCGCTGCGGTTGGAACCGAAGCCTTTGTGGACGTTGTACTCGTAGTAAGGCTGCGCACTGGGAACCTTGGGGAGCATGTTGAACAGCTTGAAGTGCTGCTCGGTGATGAGTACTTCTGTCATCACTGCATCCAGGTTTTCCAGCATGAGTGGTCCGGACTGAATGCCTCCGGGACCGCTGTTGGTGGTTGCGAGTGCTTTGCGCAGGTCGTCGACGATACCGTCACCGGTCTGGTTGTAGCCACCGCTTTTCAACATCTGATCGTAACTTTGTACTTCCATTTGGGTGTTCCTCCTTTTGTTGTACGGTGCTTTACAGACCGATTATTTTTTTGACGTCGTCGGGGAGACGGCCAACGTCTTTGTAAGTGCCGAATATCGACAGGTGACGAGCGTCTACCTGCCCTGCCTGTACTGCTTTTGTCAGCGATTCTGAAATATCAGATATTGATTTGGTGAGTTCCTCCACCACTTCAACACCGCCGATGCCGAACTTAGCCTGGCCGGGAGATAGTGGTTTCGCTCCGAGTTCGGTTACCGACTTCTCGATGCGTTCCATATCTTCATGGCGAGATTTGGCAAGGGATGCGATCACCTTGGCCTGCTTGATGTTCAAATTCAGCAGAGCAGCGACAGACTTTTTCAGCGAGTCAACTTCGCCGGCAAGGCCTACCGTCATCTCCTGGACCGATTTTTCGAGAGACGCGAACGCATCGCTGGCTTTTACCAGCTCTTCATCGTAGTTCTCGTCCTGCGTGGATTTGTCGAGGTCGGCTTCACCTTCGCCATCTCCCTCTTCTTCGCCAACGGGCTCTGCGCCTTTGTCGTCCTCGTCACCGTCCGGCTCTTTGTGGCTTTTGGTCAACTCATCGCCGAGTTCTTCTTCCAGAGACTTGGTCAACTCGTCCAGTTCGTCTTTGGGCTCTTCTTTGACGGACTTTTCAAGATCATCAAGCTCTTCCATCGCCTTATCTAAGGCTTCTTGATTCTCTACACTCATTCGCGTTTCCTCCTTTTGATTTGCTGCTTACGGTTTATGTAAAATTCCCGCTGCCTTTACTAACGCTGCGAGGTCTGGCCTGTATTGGGCACCATGTATTGCTTTCCGCAGGAAGTTGATGCTCTGGCCTTTTGAATATCCCTGACATTTTTGCATATGTTCGACGGCCCCGGTCAGACCACCGTTGAACTTCCCGGCTGAGTTAAAGCATCCGCAGTCCGTGTTGTTGCCGTACAGGATGCCGCTCATGCCTCTGTCGAGGTTTTCCAGCATGAGTGGTCCGGCTGACGTAGTGGACATCGCTTTATTCAGATCTTCGACGTCTTCTTTGCTCATAGGTGCATGTGCTCCACAGCTGTGCCCTGGGGTATAGAGCGGGTGATCTGGTGAGCATTTGCCGCAGCAGAACGACTTACGGAAGAGCTCTATGGTGGCATCCTCGTTAACCGGCTTGTGTGTCACTGCGAGATTGCAAACTACCGACCTCACGATCTTGTTGCCTTTGCGCTGCAGCACTCCGCCTTCTACCGAATACGCCAGTGCTCGTTTGCCTCCGGACTTTTGAAACGCGAGCCCCAGCTCCCACATCTCGTCGGCCAGCTTGGTCTGCTCGCTGGTGGTTTCTCCGGTGGGTTTGAGCAGTTCTCCTTCTACCCATAGGCCTTTGTCTCTGATCTCAGCTCTTGTGGGATAGCCGATGATGATCGGCATCTTGGCGCCTTTGACTACTCCGCAGCTCGGGCACTTGGACAGTGCATGGATGTGTCCGCATTTGAGGCACTTGGCGTAGTGGTCATAGTTCAGGTATCCGGATTTCATAAGCGGTCCGAAGTCGATTCCGGATTGCAAGATAACTTCACCGTCCTGGTCCATGCTTTCGGTGGATGCGTATCCGCGAACGATACGGCGATCTCCACCTGCGCTCTTGCGTAGCTCCATCTCGATCGGTAACTCAAACAGGACTTGGTTGTCGGTTTCTTCCATCTGCTGCCCCTAGAACACAAAAAGACGGCTCCGGGTTTACCCAGATGCCGCCTATAACTGCGCTGACTCGTAGTTGCCTATTCGCCGTTTGCGCCTGTCAAGCGTTGTTTCGTAACTTCGATGTTGCCTTTTGGTGTTACCGTTATGTTTATTTCCTGCCCTTTGAAGTAAAAACAGAGCGGGAAATCATCTCTTTTAAGCACTGGTATTGCCGCCGTTTCTGCCTGTTTGCTCTTTCGGAGCAGATATATCAGCTTCGGGGCTTTGTTCATTTGTTCTGATTCTAAATATCGCTGTAGCGTATGTCAAACATTTTGCTTACGGTTTTCCACCATATCGCTTTTTGTCTTTAATCCTTCTGTTTGGTCGCTTGCTGGTCATGTACGGTCGCTCGACTGTCATGATCTTTGTCACATCCTCGTCCGTGACGAACCGCCAGTACTCAGCGACGAAGTATCGGGCTGGCGTAAACCCGTTCTTGATGGTTCTGATGGCTGCTCCGTAGCCAAGGTCTACCTCTTCTGCTGTAGCTATGAGGCGGTCAAGTTCGGTCCGGTAGCATGGCGGTGGTTCGCTTTCCCATCTCTTCAGGAAGCGCAGCCAGGCATGCCTGGTGATTTCTGCTTTGCGTAGTGGCATTAGTAACGGATCCCGGCTCTAGCTTTGAGTAGGCCCATCTTCTTGACCTCTGCCATCTTGGAGTAGTAGTGCGGATCCTCGTCGAGATGTACCAATACGATTTTGGCGATCTTGGTCTCATCATGGTCCACAACGTCGGCATGCTCTTGCTCGTCGAACATGCCGTCACAGAATTCGTCCAGGTTGTACCGTTTCCAGTCAATGCCCATGCTGTCGCCCAACTGCTTACACATAGCTTCACCGGACTTTTTAAGTTCCTGCGGCATTCCTCGCCTTGCGGCAGCCAGCAGGTCTTCTGCCGTCAGAGGACGTCCGGCCTTCACCGATGCCTCGTCAATGGCTCGCTGGGCTCTGTCTCGGAGTTCGTCTTCTCTGAAAAGCCGTCCCGGACCTGTTTTGATGCCGTTGTCGGATTCTGTAGGCGGAATATACTGGTTCCCACTCTGCAACTTTTTACCCTTCATGCTGGTCAGTGCTTCTTTGAATTCACCGAACGGCCAGATACTCATGCTGCCAAAGAACCGTGGCTCGCTGTAGGATGCGTGGAAGGCCCGGACAGCTTCTCCAGGCGTGTTCAGGCCGACGAAACACTTGTCTTCGTCGTACTCAGTGAAATCCGGGGCTCTGGTTGTATGGACTACATAGACCTCGGAATTTGCGGAGGGATCTGGCCCAACAAAGACGTCTACTGCATCTCCGTCTGTGGCCAGCGTGCCTCTTATGTAACCGTATGGTAGCGACATTCTGCTCATGCCCTGGCTGCCGTCCTGCGGATTGTGCCATTCGCGACATCGGCTGCGTCCGGTCTCGATGCTGATCGGGAGACCATTGAAGTTGACCCTGCCATGGAGCTGGCGGGATTTGATCAGTGATGGTAGGTGCTTGATACTTTTTTTGTCTTCTATCATGCGATGTCTCCGCTTACCTTGCTGTAAAGTTCCCCTGGCGATACCTGTCTTGGGCTTAAGCCCATTGCTGCGGCTGCCAGCTCAGAGCAGTACCAGCGACTGGGGTCGTCGAATCCAAGCGTAATAAGTCCAAGGATTCCCAGCCAGTCGTAACCCTTGCCGACTTGATTGAGAAGCCATGGCGCATCTTTCTGTAATTCAACTTCAACCACATCCCAGTTGTCCCGGTTAAAAGTCGTTACTGGAGCGGTTCGGACTTTTCCTGACCAGGCGTCGGCGGCACAGGCTATCCCACCCACTACAATCTCGACGTGGCTGTACCGGCTTTTCGTCCACCACCTGATCACCTTGTCAAAAAACTTGCCCGGAGCTTTATAAAACCAGAGCTGTGCTTCCATGCGTCGCCTCCGTTATTTTCAGTCCCAGCATCCAACAGGGAAATGTTCGGGGCAGCAAAAGAAATCCTTGCAGCCTCGGCATTGTTCTCCGAAGCATGGGTTCTCACTTACTTCGGTTGTCTCTTCCGTATCGCGTACCAATATTTTAATTCTCCGCTTTCCAATACGTTAATTCCCTGCCACAGCTTGTTCGGGTTTGGGTCGTGGACCACTACGCCATTCTGGTCGATGATTATCGCGTGAGTGGCGTTCTCAAACGTCTTGCTTGCCACGCAGGCCTCGAAGTAACCGTCTACGCTGTCTGTCAGCTCCAACCGATCTTTGTCCGGCATTAAGCACCCGATGTATTCGTATCCCATGGCGTAGAGGAAGTACCAGTACACGTCAAACCAGCCGCGTTCCGGAAACTTGCGGAAGTTCGGCACCTGGTCAATTTCGAGATCAAATAAGCTGGCAACTACCGCTCGCTGGCAGTCTCCGGTACCAACGCAGACGATTGTCTGGTATATGGGTGTCATTGTTTCTTTTCTCCTGGGCAATTATTGCATCCGAGTCCGCAGGATCCGTCGCAACGCTTCTCTTTTGTAACTGGGCACCGAAAGCAGGTTGCCATGCTATGCCTCCAACTGTTTAATGTGGCGTTCGAGCATGGCGCCGACTTCTGCCGAGCCTTGCTTGCCGAGCCGTTCATGACCTTTGTATTTAAGGATGTTTTTAGCTGTTTTGGCGTATTTTTCGGGGGTCGAATAATCCGGGTGGTCGGTGTTTATCCCCATGCCGCCGCGACCTTTTTTATCGTGCCGCTCGAATGCGTCGTGAAGTTCCTTGACCATCTCATGGTGAGGTTGCCCTTTTTGCGCGACATTCGCTGTTGCTCCGGATGCTGTGGTGCGAGTGTATGCAGCATGATCGGAGTGCTGTGACTTGCGTAAGATATGCGCTACAGAGAGGGCACAACTTTTCCTGACTGGCTCCTGTACTGTTTTGGGGCTTCCGTCGCCCTTTGGTCGTTTCGACTTGATCAGGTACATTTCACGTCTCCTTCCCTTAAATAACCTCACTTGCAGTAGTCCTGAGTGATCACCCGGGAGATGATCGGCCATGGGCTCTTTGTTTTCTTTGGCCGGCATGTTTTCTTCTTTCCATTTTTCCCAATGGGTGTGGGCTCCGTGGACCTCTTCTTCTGCATCGAGTATCCGCTGCTTGGTGTGATCATCCAGTGTGCCCCAGTGGGGGAGGTGGGCGAACCGTTCCTGTCGCAGTTTATGGAGCTGGTGGCTGCTCTCGGTACGTGCCAGCTTGATTGCGTAACGCTTCACTCGGCTGTCTTCGTGGGCATCGATGTGTGCAAGTGCCCCGGATGCAGTCGTGCGGTCGTAGGCTGTGACGTGCGATTTCAGGAGCCGAACGGCTGCGGTTTCGCTGCTGACTCGTCCTTGCCTGCCTGCTCTCGTTTGTTCTTGGGTTTCTTCTTTTTGGACTTTGCAGCTGCAGCTTTCTTCTTGTCCGCAACATCCATTGTGTCCGCATCCGCAAGAGCTTTTTTCAAGAGTTCCGACTTCTTCTTGTACTTTTCCTCGTCGCTTAATTCCGCCATTGCTTCCTCCGTGCGATTTTATCAGGTGTGTTAAGGCTGGCCGCTGTAATGACTTTTTCACACCATCATCGGAACTATTCACCTTGTCAAGAGCCTGCTTTACGACCTGCTCTTTGTTCTTTGGCTCCGCTGGTCCCGAGAACATGTCCACCTCGGGGTTTTCCCGGCTGGCAACCTCGTTTTTGATGCCGTTGCTGATGGCTCGGAAGACGTTTTCCAACCTGTTGCGAGATCCGGCTCGGTCGCTGATCGCCAGTATCATGTCAACGGAGTGATCAGTTTTGAACTTCGGGGTGTCTCCGGTGAAGTCCAGCGAGCCAGCGTTTTTAAGAGTGTGCTCCAGCTCTGCCTTACTCTGGTTCTGGTGTGCCAGTGTGTACTCGATCGCTTCCATCATGTCCGGCACCACGTCCAGGTCGTCATGGCCTTTGATCTGGGCGAAGTCGCCGACGCACCCGTTCAGCGCCTTGAGTATGTTCCTGATCTTCGGCTTGGCGCTCTCGGCTTGCAGCTCGGTCAGCATGGAGCTGCCGTATACTTTCGTGAAGACCGCGTTCTGGATCCGCTCGATGCATTTCTTGTTCGGGTCGCCGTCAGCATCGCGCAGGCCGGCTGATTCGTTCTTGCCCAGCTTGTCGAGGAATCCATTGATGAAGTCCATATTTTCGTCGTTGTAGATTTCACCGTCTTCGTCGACCGCGAACTTCTTGAGCAGGCTGTCGTCGATTCTGGCCGAGTCATTCCATGCCTGTTCTGCTGGCGAAGAGCCGAGGTTGCCGGTGTCGTTGGCTTCTCTGGCAAACTCTGCCCGGTCGGTATTTTTGTCGTCATCGCTGCGGACTCTGACCAGTACCGGGTTTTTCATCTTCTCGACATCTTCCGGCTTTATGCCGAACGTGTCCGCTTCGCCTTTCAGCCATTCCTTGTAGTGATCCGCCAGTCCGCGCTTGTACGCTTCCGTCAGGGCGATGGTGCGACCATTGCCGCTTTCGACAGCTCCATCCTTGCCGACGATTGGAGCGCCATGAGCAGCCATTGAACCGGCACCGAAAAGTTCCGGCTTGATATCGTTCATCATGTTTGCCATTTGCATCTGGCTCGATAGGCGTTCCCGTTCTCGGGGCTGTATCTCTTGAGGGTAAGCTCTGTTGATATGTCCCTGGATGGTGTGGGAGGTCGTCAAGTCGTCGGATTCCACCAGCGCATACTTACTGCTGACCTCGTTCATCTTGGCCGTGTAGGCTTTGTTCTCTTTGCCCATGACGAACTTAGGCTCTTTCTTGCCGGTGTCCACGCTCTGGACTTCCTTCTTGCCCTGGAGGCTGGATATCTGCTCTTTGTCCTTGCTCGGGTCGCCACCGGCGAAGTGTACCGTGTGGCCGTCGCTATCCTTCGACATGATTATGGAGTGGCCGTCTTTCTCGTATTTCGTCGCGGTGCTGTCGCGATCGACCTGGTGACCGTAGTGCTTCAACAGCTTCTCGCGGTAGTCGTCAATGGCCGCCGTGTAGGTGTTGCTCCGGCTGGTGTTTATGTTCTTGAGTACTGAGACTGGGTCGTCGCTGGCTGCTGCGGCTTCGCGCATCTTCTTCATGCCGCGTTCGGCTGTCTGTAGAGCTCCGTTCTCCCGGTTCTTCGCCTTGATCTCTTCATGCTCCGGCATGTCTTCTTTTTTGCCGCCCTTGTGCCCTTCGATTGGCTTCACCTGATGGACTTCGCGCTCTTTCCAGCCTCGGCTCTTGAGGTGTTCGGCCAGCTGATCGCCGTGTTTCAGTTTGGCTCCCGAGTGTATCTCTTCTCCATGCTCATTTTGGTGCTTGAGCACGTCCTGGTGCTTCTTGACACGTTTGTCGTCGTGCTCTTGCACTACCGAGCCGTCCTGCCTGGTATATTGCTTTACGTGGGACTTGATCAGCATGGACCGATCCATGAGATTGTCGGCTCTCAGGCTCTTGGTGAATATGTCGATATCCATCAGCGCCTGTTCCCAATTATTGAACCGGATGGCCCGGTCGTCGAGATACACGTCCGCGATTGGCTTTCCGTCGTTGCTGTCTTCTGGTTGATCGGTTTTTTTGTTGATCTCGTCATATGGGATGTCGTTAAATCCGAGATAGCCTCGCAGTGCCGGTGTTTCCTGCCGAGTGGTGAAAATGATGATTTTCCATCCCGCTTGCTTAAGTGCCTGCATGGCTGCCGAGACTTGCGGCAACGGTTCTCCGAACGTCTCGGCCCCTTGCCATCCCTGCGAGTAATCGGCAATTACTCCGTCGAAGTCCACACAGATGGTCTTCTGGTGGATGCTTGCCGACTTTCTGAGCGTGGTCTCTTCCCGCAGGCTTTTGAGGAAGCCGAGCAGCTCCTTGGCTCCCTTGGTCCTGGCTAGTCGTACCAGCGCCGTTTGCATATGCGACTTGACCGCCGCTGCGTCCCATCTGTCTACTGCTTCTGATCGAACACCTGTCCGGTTGAGCGCTGCCGCGATATCCTGTTCTTTGTATCCGTGGTCGAACCGACCAAGGCCGAATTTCATTTTGATTATGGCGGATGCAATCGGGTCGTCGAGTGCGTCCAGCTGCTCTGCGATACCGTTTGCGAGTCCTTCTTGTTTAGCTGCGTTCGATTCGTTGGCTGGTCCTACTGCGGCTTTTGCTGCGATATCGCGCATGCCTGTTTCGTAATCGTCTTCACCCTGGGTGTCGTATGACTGTTCTTCCTTCAGTCGGTCGTTGTTGGTGATCAGGTGGCGCATGGCCGCCGTCTTGCCGGTACGGGCTATCGTTTTGGCGACGTTGCTCTCTGATGCGGTGCCGGCCAGATAATTCTTGAACTCCTGTATGTCGGCATCGCTGGCGTTGGTTCCGGATGTTCTCAGGGCTCCGATCGCCGCCGTGATGTATTCGCTGTACAGTTCGTTCGCTGCCGGGTCATCGTTGTGGAGCACTCCGTTGGCGACAACGTAGTTCGGGTTATATCCGTTTCTGCTGGCCAGGTGTTTGAGCGTCCCTTTCATTCTGTCAACTATGGCCGGGTGCTGCAATATCTCCGCCTCTGGCATGCCAATGCGTTCCATCCCGACCAGCGCCCTGCGTGTGCTTTCCTCTGCCGTCACACGGCCACCTGTGCCCTTTGGTGCTTTCTCCGCCGTATGCTCTTCTTCTGTCCAGATGTGGTCTCGGCTAATATCTTTTATATGCGGAGGGTTTAGTGTGTATCCTTCGCGTACTGGTTTAACTTCGTATCCGGTCTCGTGGCTGCCACCGACGATATGTCCGCGCTTTTTGCGGTTCATCTCCGGGGTGCGGTAGTAGATCTTTTCGCCATGTTTCGGCTCGGAGCTTTCTTTGCCTCGTACCTTCACCTTGCGTTGGTGTTCTGCGACTTGTGCGATGGCCCCTGACGCGAGGTGTCGTGTGCCTGCGTGTACCGTATGGACTTCTTCATGCTTGGGCGGCTGGTAGTCGAACAGGCTCATTTGTGATTTTCTGAGGTAGAAGAATTGCGTGATGTGTTTGATCATCCTTGCCTCCACTGTGGTCGTAGCAATAATACTATGCTATGCTGTGGCGTATATCAAATTGTTTGCCGTATCATTTCAGGTTTAACCCTTTGGGTATGTGTATTCTGATGGTTCTTTGAAAACTGCATAGGGAAGATGATGGTCGGAGCGGTATCTACGCGCAAAGAGTATATGTGACGAATCTGACGGTAGCTGGTCCCGAGAGGTGTAAAAACTCCAGCGGAAAACAGAATTGATCGAGAGCACAGCCACAAACTACATGATCAGGTGAAAGTCCGGTGGTAAGGGTAGATCTTGGGCAGTCCGGGTAAGGGTGGCGTTGAGGGTATGTGCTACATGGGGTATCGGGATGATCATCGGAGTCAGAAATGGAGGCCGACCAAGGCGACTTGGTTGGGTGCCCAACACTCATTGCGATGAGGGCTATGTGTAGCGATCCCTATGCAGTTTTGAATCAACCATCACAGGTAAACGGGGGCATTTGTGGCTAAATCAACGGTAAATATTGGCAAGCGAACGGCAGAACAGCAGTTCTATGCCGAGGCAGAAATTTTGGTATCGACTCCTGCTGGAGAGGGTGTCTTTTATGGCATGACTCATAGTCGCAATTCCTCACAGGAAGTTCTGGCGAAGGTCTGTTACGTCGATAGCATTGTGCTGGTCCCGCTTTCTGATGTGAAGATCGTACGGTCTGGAGGTGTCGCATGAAAGGCTTGCGTTGTTCGATCTACCAGAATCCATCTGGTAATTTTTCTGCTGGTGGCATCTCGTCGCGGGTTCGTCAGGTTACTTTGGTTGGAGAAGACATCGATGGTGTCTTTGAACCGTCTGACGATGCGCCTGCCGTGCATCTCTGCAAGCGTCAGCTTACCGAAGATCGGGAACATGTCTTCGCAAAGCCGGTGGAGTTTGGTGCCTCGCATTCTATGATGGGCGGTTGTTTCATCTGGACGTCCGATGGCCGTTTCCCGGCAAACTATCCCATCCCTTTGCATGATCGCGTTGAGTCGTAATTGTACTGTAGCGCATATCTAATTTTGGAGGTTTTTTGATGTTGTCTAACAAAAGTTTCTATCCTACACCGGCTGCACTCGTACAGAAGATGGTTTTCAAGATTAAGGGCCATCCGCGCAAGGTGTTGGAGCCGTCTGCCGGCAAAGGAGACCTGGCGGAAGGCGTTTCTTCCCGCTGGAAATACTCCGGCAGTCATGCCGCCGAACTGTCTGTGATCGAGATCAATCCGGACTTACAGGCGACCCTCCGGGGTAAGGGGCTCAGTCTGATCGACTCCGATTTTCTAGCCTACTCGGGTGCTGACCAGTTTGATCTGATCATCGCCAATCCTCCGTTCGACGACGGCGACAAGCACTTGCTCAAGGCTCTCGATATTATGTATCGAGGCCAGATCATCTTCCTTCTAAACGCCGAGACGCTCCGTAATCCTCACACCAATGACCGCAAGCTGCTCGTGCGCCGACTGGAAGAGTCTGGAGCCGAGATTGAATTTATTCAGAATGCCTTTCTTGCTGCCGAGCGTAAGACCTCTGTTGAGGTTGCCCTGATAAACATCGTAATCGACCGCAAGGTTGAGGATGATCTGTTTGCTGGCTGCGACGATCACTCGGCTCGGGCTCATCAGACGGTTGCGGATAAGCATGAGGTGTCCACGGGCAAAACGATCGCCGAGCTGGTCCTTGAGTACGACGATATCATCCGGGTTGGCACTGACACCGTAGTCGGGTTCTATCGCAATTACCGGAAGGTTGGCCAGTATCTCTCGCTAAACGATTGTGGCAAAAACGACAAGTCATATTCTTCGGACGACCTCACCACTCTCATGCAAAACCAGGTCAATGCTCTTCTAAAATCTGTCCGCACCTGCTTCTGGCGTCGGACGTTGGAACTTAAAGACTTCAAGGCCAAGTTGACTGAGAAAAAACGCCGAGAGTTTGAGGATGCTCTGGTGTCGCATTGCCATATGGACTTCACCGAGTCGAATATCCGCCAGTTCATGCTTAACCTGGTCGGCTCTTACGAGCAGACGCTGACGGACGCCGTCCTGGACCTATTCGATATGTTCACCGTTCGGCACTGCTACGAGCGGGGTGTTCACGAGAAAAATGTTCATATGTTCAACGGCTGGAAGACGAACAGCGCCTTCAAGGTTGGGCGCCGAGTAGTTATCCCGGTCCGGTCCGGCTATGGGTCTCCGTTCCTCGGGTACCGGGGCTGGGAGTTGAATTATTCCGCTGCCTCTTTCCTGGACGACGTTGACAAGGTCATGAATTACTTTGATGGCGGTACTCCGTATCGCTCTCTTTCCAATGCCATCACGGGTTCCTTTGCCAATGGCGACAGTTCGGGGCAGTCCACCTATTTCAAATTCATTTGTCACAAGAAGGGCACCATCCATCTCACGTTCATAAGCGAGGACATCCTGCGGCGCTTCAACGTTGTTGCCTGTCGCGGCAAGGGCTGGCTGCCGGGTGACTTCGGGGCGAAGGGCTACGGCCAGCTGTCGGCTCCCGAGCGTGCCGTGGTGGATTCGTTCGAGGGCGAGAAGTCCTACGATGCCAACCGTACCGTTGCTTTGTTCGGCGGATCCGCTCTGCCGCAGATAGAATTGTTTCAGGAGGCCGCATGAAACCGCAAGAGGTAGTCACTCGTCTGATGGAGATGCGCACGGAAGTCCTGCGCACGATGCCGCATGTTGGCTGTAGCCCGTTATTCAATCCGGAGACCGACCCTTTTTCTCCGTTTTGTAATTGCTACAAGCGTGACCTGCTTCGTGCTCTTTTGGCTGCCGAGGGCGATGTCCGTGTTGCTCTTGGCCTGGAGCCGTTCTGATGTCATTCCACCGTCCCGGCTTTTACCCGGTGAATGAAGGAGGTAATTGTAATGGTTGATCCGCGCATAAAACTGATGGTCGATAAGCTCTGGCTGGAGTGTGAGTATGGCCGTATCGATGATGATTGGACGTGTGGCTTCCTCATGGACATGAAGGCCCGTATCAAGCTTGACCGTCCCTTTTCTGACAAACAGATTGAGAAAATTGAGCAGCTCTTCGAGAGGTACTAAAAATGAGCAATTCACTTATTGAATATGATCATGCGGTAAAAGAGGCACGGGCTGGGCGTGGTCGGTCGGTTTCAGATGAAGAGCTGTATAACCACATGCTGAAAAACTATCCCGAGTTTTCCCGCCTACCGTCGCTGCAGGACGTTATAAAACAGGCAATTGGTGGTGGGTACGCCGTGCGCCATGATTCTGGTCGGCTGTTCCTACTGCCTGACCATACCAAGGGGGTTTTGATATGAGTCGCACACCTGGCTCGTGGTCTGTTCGTGAAGCTTATTCCAATGGAGAGCCATGTGGCTTTGTAGTCCATTCCGGAGCCATTGATATCTGTGAAGTTGCATCTCGGGATGATGCTGATTTATTGGCTGCTGCTCCAGATCTTTATGCGGCTTGTGACGAAGCTGACACTGCTTTGGCGGTTATCGGTATTTCCGAACTTACTCCGCAGGCTCGGGGCTGCGTTCGTGAGGCTTGGCCGATGGTCCAGGCTGCGAGAGCGAAGGCTAGGCCGGGGAGCGTTTACGCCGAGGTCATTGACGAGGCTCACAAGTCGGAGATATCGCGGCTCGATGCTGTCAATTCCGATCTGCAGGCGGCACTGAAAATGATGCTGGATTATGTCAATGGCCTTCCAACAATGCCTTGCATCAGTAAGGCTATGGTGGTAGTGGGGGCTGCGCGTAGCGCCTTGTCCAAGGCCGGGGGTTCCGTATGAGCAAGCATAGTCCTGGACCGTGGGAGTATCGCCATTTTGCCGCATGTTCGACCGGGAACCATATTGAATCGGCGTCCGACATGGTGAAAATTGGCAGCAAAATGATTCATATTTACAACAAGCACGATGCCGTCCTTATCTCCGAGGCACCAAATATGCTTGGCATGCTGGAGCTTGCCTTGAAGTATCTGGAACATCCAGACGTGCAGGCCATTCCTTTTGCTGCTCCAGCCGAGTGTGTTGCTGACCGTATGCGTGCTCTCATTGCAAAGGCAAAAGGCGGAAAGTCATGATTGCCGCACGCTTCCGCAATGGTCGACTGTCGTTGGCAGTGCCTTCTCGTGGTGAGTTTGGTGATTGCATTTGCGAGCACATGCTGACTTATGACGAATTATTAGATATCCAGCAGAGTATAGATTCGGCTTTGTCGGAATATTTGGTTTATAAACTCTCTGATGGCGACGCCGATGTTGCCTGATCCTTTTGATCCGTTTGTCAACGTTGCCGGCTTCGTCAGAGAGTGTTGGCGGTGTGGTCATGTCTTGACCCGGGAGAATGACCATCTGCACAAGTGTCCTGTATGTGATGATTCTCGGCTTGTCCCGTACGGCAGTAGATTTGAGCTAACGGCGGATTTCCTTTATTGATCTGATAGACAGCAGTAAATAGTCCTGATATAATTGCGGCATATTCCCTGGAGGGTGTATGCCGCTTTTGTGTCCGGACTGTGCATATTCTGCTGACGAAGACGAACCTTACTGCTCCCGCTGCGGTCATGATCTTGTGCGTTCGCTCCGGCAGCGCAGTGTCCCTGTTGTGGTTCCTCGACAGGAGGTGGTAGTTGATCGCTTCAAGGTCAACTGCGTCTGCTATGGAGAGGTTCTTCGGTTTGATCCGGTTGACGAAGCGATGTCGTCTGTATTTCGCTGCGCCAAGTTCCAGCAGCGTGTTGATTGCATCGGTTGCCCGATCTGCACCAAGTGTGGGCAGCTCAAGTGTACTTGCGGTTTTGTCGGCATATCCATCGATGTGAAAATAAAAGGCACCGTCATCGAGACAGTGCCTTTGCGTGATCGGCTGGAATAGCTTTAGTTATGCGTTTTTCTTTGCTGCCCATTCCCTGTGGTATTTATTGTAACAATCCGCATGATAATAATTTTTCTTGTGTTTTTTCATATTAGCAACGTCATCGTACTCGTGACACCCACTACATTTTCTCCAGTCTTCGTTTCCGCACTCTTTTAATGCAATCATCTTTCGATGTATCGTTTGATGTTCTGCCCGGTTCTTGCAAATCACTATTCCATACTTGTCGGTTCTTCCTTTGTTGTTATCCGTATGGTGAACCACTGCTCCAGGAGGCAATGGGCCACCTATCATTTTTTCTGCGATAACAATATGTTCAAGCACATATCCATTGGAGCACGAACGCGGATGTTCTGGCATCAGGATCGTATTGTAACCTTTTGCTGTTTTGCGGTTGCCGCCTTTCCATTGGCTATGTTTTTCTCCATGTTGAGGTGGATTGTGCCCTGGACAATACTTGTTTGGGTCTCCTTTTTTGATGCCGAGCCTGGCATTGCTTCTGCTTTGGAATTTCGTCTTTCCTCCGCATCCACAGTGACACTCTCCGTATGAAATATCTTTTTCCATCTTATTAACCACCTCTGTTTCTGTGTTTTGCCCACGTCTCATGCCCGGTGTACTCATACGGCCCAGCACAGGCACACCAAGGGTGGACAAGTCCAGCAACGGCCTTGAGTGTTTCGGCACCATCGCTTCTCCCGCCTGGTACTGTTTTGCCCCCACGGACGGGGTGCGGCTTACGACCTATATTTGTTCCGTTATTGATCAGGCGCGACAGCTTAAACAGCCGGGGTGTTTTCCCGTCTTTCTGTAAAAAAAGGTGTTTGCATTGAGCGCAGGCATCCGGCATCGGTCTCTTGTAGACCAGTTTATCAATGTTGCCGTCCTGCAGCAGCTTGTGCGCCATGCCTTGTTTCTGTGCGTCCGTCAGCTCATAAAACGCCACTCGGTCCCAGTCTCTTGCCTTGTCGGTCATGGTATGGTGCAGCTCGCTCGAAAACTGTCGCCACGTCTCGACCGGCCTGTCTGGTGTCGCTATCCCCTGCATCTGCTTCTCGTCGCGGTCCAGCACCTTCCTGTTGAGTTTCCTCGCGTGGAAGTCGATTGCCATACTGCGCACTGTTTCGGCCTGCTTCTTCGCCCACAGTTTCCCGGCTTCCGTCGCAAGATCGGCTGCATTGTTGGTGATGAAGTTCGCTGTCTGTTGTTCGGCCACGGCGATCGCGTGTAGGTCGGGTGCCAGTATCGGCGCATGAAGTGCCAGCTGCATGACCTCCTGGTATGTCTTGCCGGCTTCCACCGCCTCGATAAATTTACCCATCAAGAAAGCGTTGCGAACGAAGTACATCTCTGCCGGTACCGAGGCAGCGAAGGTTTCCGGGGTAATCCCGGCATCCACGAGTCCGAGTTGCTTCCATCGTTCGAGCAGATCGGGTGCTGGCTGATAATCCACCGACTGGATCTGGCCGGCGACGAATGCGAACCGGTCGTTGATTGCCTGTTGTAATTGTCTCAACTGATCGGCGGTCAGCGGGGAATGGGAGACCGCCTTTTCCAGCTCTCCCTTGTTGATCATCCTGGCGTACCGTTCGATATCCCTTGCCGCCTGCCAGTACTCCTGCTGCATCATGTGGAACAGGATTCTCATGGCCTTGGTCCGGGGCTCCTTCGGGGTGTTGTCACAGGCGCAGGCCTTGGTCAGTGTATCGATTACTTCTGGTTCGATACCGCTGGCCACTGCCATGCCTGAGAGCGCCTTACGGAGCTGGTCGTCGGTGAGGTTGTGTTCGACGGTCAGGTTCATTATTTCGCCGATCTGTTGTGCTCTTTGACCATATTCATGTGCAGGTCTTCGTCGGCTGAGTCTTTTTCGGCGTGCCCTGCGGCTTTCAGGTGGAGTGCCGCCGCTTTTGCGTGGTCCTCTTTTGTTTTCGCCTTGTCGCCGACCTCGAACGCCTCTTTATCGGCTGCCTGGTATTCTGCGGATCCAGATCGGAACTTGCTGCCTGCTGGCTTCTCGGGTGCTTTGGCTTTTTTATCATGCTCTGCAGCCAACTCGTGCTTAACTGCAATCTTGGAGTGGACATCGAAAGCCGCATCGTCATGTTCGTTTTTAGCCATTTCCATGGCTTTGTTGTTGAGTTTGGCGGCTTCTTGGTGGTCTTCTTTGTTCCCGGATGCAGTCGCTTTTTTACTGGCAGAGAGTGCAACCTGTCGCATGCCGTCTTTGCCACCTTTTTTGTAATAGTGTTCCGGTTCTGACGATTTGTTTGACTCTGTCGCCTTTTTCTCGTGCTCTGCAGCCTTGGCTTCATGCTCGGCACTTCCCTCGCTGTCGTAGTCCAATTTTGCCGCTTCCTTGTGGGCATCGGCTGCGGCCTTGTGGTCGTCGGTTGTACCGCTCTTCTTGGCTTTGTCGCTGGCTGCGTATGCCTTATCGGTGGCGCTGATGGCAATACCAGACAGTCTCTGAACTTCCTTTCCGTGGGTTCTGGCTTCACCCGTGTGAAAATCAGCCTTTTTCTGGGCTTCTTTCTCTCCTGGCTTACCGTAATGCTTATTTGCAAGCGCCATGTATGCGGTTGACGCTCTCATGTGCTGTTCCATCGCCAGCATATGCAGGCTGCTGCGTTTATTCAGCGTTGCGCTGTCGTGTGATGGCAGTTCGTTCCCTTTATCGTCATGGGACTCGCTGAATGCATGCCTGGTGATTTCGTTTGCGTGGTTGCCAGAGTTTTCTGCATGATTTTCTTCATTGCCGCGATGGTAGCTCGCCATGCTGTGATTGGCCTGCAGGTGTCGGCTGGCTGCGTGCATGTGTTCGTTGATCTGTTCGTTGGTTGATGCGTGTCGAAGTGCCTCTACGTGAGCGTGAGCAGCGTCTGCATGGTTGGCGGCGACTACCTTCGTATCTCTTGGGTCGTCCCAGTTATGTTTTGCCTGAGTTTCTTCAGCAAGTTTGCTGGCTTTCTGTGCTGCCTGCCGCTTGTCGTCATGTTCTTTTACCTGGACGCTGGCCCCCGACGCCGTCGTGCGGGTGTATTCCTTGACGTGGCTTTTTCGGAGTGCCTCGGTATGGATGCTTCCGCCGACTTCGCTCTTTTTCAATTGTTCCACGGCTTCTGATGCCTGATCGATGGCTTGTTTAAGTTCGGTGTTCATTGAGTATCTCTCCTTATGGCATAGTCCAGATTAGGCCGTGGCCTTTTGATGCTGCCCATTGCTTGGCGTGTTTCTTGGCTTCGGCATATGGCATGTTCGGTGTCACGATGTAGTCTTCGCCTTCCTTGTGGTTTGCGAAGTCAATCTTTCTATTCTGGCTGAACATCCATCTGCCTGTTCCCTTCGGTGTCTTACCGTGGGACATTTCGTGTTCAGTAGTTTCTACCGTTACTCGCGAGGTTGGAATGGCTGGTTTGCTCTGCGTTGCGGAGGGAGCCGGGGTTTCTGCTTTCGGTTCTTCCTTGATCTTGGAGATGTACCGTGCGTAGTCGTATCCTTGCGAGTCCACCAGATACCGGTTGCCGTTCGTATGCTTCAGGATGAATGATTTGTGGCCGTTGGCTTCTTGCTTCTTCATGAACTCTTTGCTGAATGAGGTTCCGCCTGGCACGATCTCACCTTTGTATGTTCTCGGGTGTGTACCGTATACTTCGCCCATGGTGTGATGCCTGGCCTCGGTGCCTTCGACTTCTTTGGCTGGTATATGTGGCGGGTGCCCGTTTCTGGCATCGTCGCTGTCGGCATGACTAAATTTTTCCAGTTTTGAGTGCATCCTTTTCACGTACCGGTTTGACACCTGCTGCAGGTGCTCGCTTGCTTCCGTTTCGGTCATGTCGGCTTTCGGAGCTGCTGCTTTCTCTGCCATCATCTTCACATCGGACAGGACATCGTGAGCTGCTTTGGCTGTTGGGTTGGCTTTGAGGGCTTCCAGCTTGTGGTCGATGAATGGTTTGTATTCGGCCATCTTCGGGTCGGCGGCTATCTTGGCTACCGCTTCGTGGGTCATACTCACCAGTTTGGCGACGTGCTGTTCATGCTCGGTTTGCTCTGGATTGGCTGCGAGCTTGTCTTGGCGATTTTGCTCACGCTCGTGCTCTAAAGACGTTTCAAAGTGGTGTTGGTTTTTTCGCATGTGGTATGTGTATGGCGATGAATCTTCTTTATAAAGTTTTGCTGCTTGATGGTGGAGGTTCATGGCGTGCTGATGGGCTGCAGCAGCCTCGGCGTGCGTGTGGGTGCTGAGTCCATTAGTGGCAAGATCGTAGCTGATATTGTCGGCGTGGTGGCTGGCTTCCATGTGGTGTTCGGGAAGCCCTTGCGCTCCCTTTGCCTGAATGTGGCTCACGGTGCCGCTGGCATTCGTTCTTTCGTACCCGACGTGGTGCGGATCCCCAAACAAGCTCATTTGGCTCTTCTTGAGGATTTCTGCCATCTGCTGGCCGAGGTCGATCGCTTTCGCGAGGTCTTCAATTTCTTTACTCATGGTGGCTGGCTCCTTCATCGTTTCGTTATATTGGTTAAGCCATGTGTCTTGAATGATCAGTCGAGTGTGATCTTGAGGAACTTCGTCTCGGGCTGTGACTTCCGCATTGACTTGTAATACTGGTCACTGTCGCCGCCCTGTTGATCGTCTCCCTGGTCTTCGTCCTGATCCGGTTCTTCTTCTGCCTGTTGCTGCTGTGCGAATGTGTTCAGGTAGTTCGGGATCGGCACGTCTGCAGGGTAATTCCATGGGTTCTTGTCGTACTTCTCTTTGTTCTCGTCGCCCTCCTGGAGCTTGCTGTACTGCTCTGGCGGCAGGTAGAATCCGATGGGGGCTCCGCCTTCTTCCATGCGACATTCGTTCTTGGTGATCCATTTGGAGACTCGGCTGGTGCGGATATCGACCGCCTGTTTCTCGTCTTCCGGGTTCAGGCCAACAACTATCAGCTTGAGGTCGTCATATCTAGGTTTAATGAGTGCGTCGGTGAGCCATTCCGCCATGTCGGTGATGGAAGGGATGAGTCCGTGTTCTTTCGAGAACTCAATTTCTCCGGAGGCATTACCGGCAAAGATGCTACCGCCGCCTGCGCCACTGTCGGTCTCCATGTTCAGTGTGCTGGGGTGGGCTCCGTAGGCCGAGCATTTGAACATGACCATCATCCTGATCATCTGGTCGAACAGCATGTCCTTTGGAGACTCGCGGAGCTTCACGCTTTCGATCTTGAAGTTCTCCATGTCGCCGGCAGGGATTACCGGCAGGCGCCAGTTGTTGCCGACTCCACCAGCCTCGCCAAGTATCTGCTGCTTGAACGCGGCCAAGCCTTCTTTGTCGTAGTCGCCGGAGACCGTCAGCACCTGCTCGGGATAGTTGGTCTTGAACATCTCGCGGTTGTATGTGAATGCCATGAGCAGGCTGGTGGTGATGTCCAGTGACTCTTCCAAGCGGGATGTACCGTATCCCCATCGGTTGAGCCGGTCGCTCGGGTTACTGATGTGGACGCTGATTTCGTCGTCGGTGAATGCAGCTGTGATCATACCGTCGATCATCTGGACATAGCTGGCACGGGCGAGGTCAAACCCGGTGGAGTACGACATCTTGTTTATCGTGTCTCGGCCTACCTTGCCGTTGCTCTCGTTCTTTTGAGCCCATGCCCGAATTGACTCATCCACGTTCTTGATCGTCTCTCCTGGCAGCCAGTGGAATGCTGCGTAGCCTTGGCCGTCTCGGCGTTTGTATCGGAGGATGCATTTGCGGTCGATGATCAGCTCCGTGCGGGTCAGAACGCCGACGAGGTCTTTCAATCGGGTATGTGGCCGGACGTTGTGCGGGTAGAGGTAGATGTGTTCGGTGGGCGTCGGGTCGCTGATGAATTTCTCCATCTCGTGGCAGCGTTCTTTATCCTGTCTGGTGACCTTGTAGTCGGGATCATCTGCGCGGTCGTGAACAACTCTGAATCCAATCTCCTTGTTCTTGCCCTCATTGGCCTTCTGCCAGATGCGTTTCTGCTGGTCGGTCCGGGCTCTGATCAGGATGCGGTCGAGGGTGGATTTTTCTGCGGCTTCGTACAGGATGGAAAACTGCGGGGTGCCTATTGGCTTTTCTCGGGCTCCCATTACTATTGAGTTGTTTAATGCGAATTTGGAGAAGAAAGACGCTTTATTTTCGTCTCTTCGCATTTTATTAGCTTCTGATTTTATCAGGTCGTCCGCTGAATGTTTTGGCACCAATAATCCTGATGAAAGTTGCACTGACTCTTCAAACACTCTGTTCAGGAATAATTTGTTATGCATTGGCCGTCTCCTGATAATTCTTCCAAGACTGGTTGTTTAATATTTTAGCGGTCTGAGCGATTGATAGTCCGTATCTCTGGCCGATTGATTTATATGTTCCGGTTTTCCCGTTTCGTCGCATTTCCTGCACTTGCTTGAGTGTTACCTTTGCTTCGTTGTGACGTTCTCCGTCTGGTTGACGCCGCTTCTTGGTCCTGTCTGCTACGTTTTCTATGTTTGTTCCGACGAACAGGTGGTCGGGTCGGATGCATCTGGGGTTGTCGCATTTATGCAGGACTTGCAATCCTTCTGGTATCGGGCCGTTGTGCATCTCCCAAGAGAATCGGTGCGCTTTCCCCATTTTCCCGTGGTGGTGAAAGAACCCGTATCCGTCTTTATCTCTTGCTGCCTGCCACTCCCAGCACTCTTTGCTCTTGTCTACTTTCTCCCAGAAGTTTTCTTCCGGCGTTCTGACTGGCCATCTTGGCATTTCACATCTCCGTGTGCGTCCCGATTATTCTCTGTGCCCAGGACGGTCGGAGTTCCGTCTTTTCTCCCGCTAAAGATAGGGCACAGCATGTCTTGTTAGACAATACTGTGCCCTAATTTGTAGCGTATATCAAACTGTTTGCCGCTGGTTAGCCTTTAACCATATACAGAGTTTTACCTCTTATAATTGCAAGAAGTTCTGCATCTGTCTTCTCTTGGACCGGTCCATATACCGTCTCTGCAACACCGTGAATCCAATTAAGGAGCTTCTCTGCATCCGCGATCACGTCATCGCTATTTATCCCTCGTCCATGGCTGTCCGCACTTTCCAATATTTCTTTACTCATCTTCAAACACGTTAATCTTAATTTTCGTTGGTTCATTGGTTTCATCTCCCTTTTGGGTTTAATGTTTGGGCGCTTTGTAGATCTGGTTTTCTAATTATGCTTGGCACGCTTCCTTGTATTGGTGTTCTTATGTGGAGTGGCTCGCTACGTCAACGTGGTTTTCTTTTGCACCTTGGCTATGCTGCTTGCTTCTCCCCGCCATGGACGTATCCCAGCTTCGCCTCGTGGTAGGGTAGCGACACCGGCAGACCCTCAATGGTCCTCCAAGCTGTGTAGAGGTCGATCAGGAACATCTTGACCATGTAGCGCATCGCGGCGTTGTGTCGGTGCCCCTTCTCGCTCACGGTTTTCTCTTTGCCCTTGTCGTTGGTTTCGGTTCGGTCCTTCCAGTTGGTGTGATTTTCCAGACGGTTCTTGTAGTCGTCATATATCGTCCGGTATTTGCTCTCACCGGCTCTCAGGAAGCTGCTGGCGAGCACTCCCATCAGTTTTGTTTTGAGGAATGGGTTGAATGTGATTCCGTTCCTGATCGCTGAGTTACCTTCTTTGTCGATATACGCTACAGTCTGGAGATGCTCTTTCCTTCGTGATCGGCCTTTGCCATCATCTGCGCAGTCGAGTCCTGCATACTTCCAGATGCTGCTCGGGTGTCTGGACTTGGTGATGTCGATCTCGCTGATGATCACTCCTGCCATGGCTGGGCCTATGCCTCTGACGCCTTCGAGGAATTCGACGTATATCGGGTAATCTTCGAGTATCTTGCCGAGCATCCGGAAGTGCCGGTTCTCTTGGGATTCGAGGTCTTTGTATTGCGATATCAGGCAGAGCTCCGTGTAGTCACTGATCACTGGATTTCCCTTGAATTTCTTTTTGCTGGGCAGGCCGTCTGCCGTCAGTAGTGAGTAGTGTTTATCGAGCAGTTGGGACACAAGCCCTGCGATCTTCTTTTCTTCTTTTTCCGTCTGTTCCAGCTCCGCGACTGCTCCGGTGGTGACCAGTTTGTTGGCATTCCGTATCCGTGCCAGCAGTTGCTGCGATTCGGCGTCGAGTCCTTCTTCTGGTTCGCTTGGTGCCTGGCCGAGTTTGGCCTTGAAGTTGCCGACTATCCTGTTTCCGGTTTGGATGCGGAGCTTCTGGATGTCGTAGCTCCCTCTTACGATGGTTTTCAGATTTCCTGCTGACATGATGCCTCCTTGGTTGGTTTGGTGGTTCCTCTCTTTAGTAGTGGTTTTCTTAAACCGAATGGCTCGCTATTGTCTGTTGGTTTTCTTAATGTTAATGACTCGCTCTACGTATCTGTGTTTCTTTTGATGAATGGCTCGCTTCGTTATGCTGGTTTTATCTTCTTTATCGGCTCGCTCACTACATTTGGGTTTCTTTTCTGGAATGACTCGCTTCGGTCGTTTGGGTTTCTCCCATTTCTTGGCACGCTCAATATTGCTGGGTATCTCTTTTTTTCTGGCTCACTTCGTCAGGATGGGTTTCTTCTGCGTTTTGGTTCGCTCTTTCATCATGGTGTTATTACAAGTGCTGGCTCGCTGTCTTCACTTGGGTTTCTTTTTGAATTTGGCTCGCTATGAAAAGATGGTTTCCTTTCTCATTATGGCTTCTCTTTCTATAAGTCTCCGTCACAGAATGATGCCGATGCTACGGAATCGTTATTTTGTGCTTGCCAAATACCGGGTTGATCTTAATCGCGCACCATGCGATTGCGTATAGCAGCTTCGATGTAATCCACCAGCAGCGGTCAGTAGTGTCGTTCAAGTTGATTGCCCATTGTTGGTATTCTTCCCGATTGACGATGCCGTTGTATCCGCCGCCATTGTTGTTTATCCCTGGGCCTTGCCAAATGAAAACGGCGTGATCGTCGGAACGGAAGTATGACCGAAACTTTCTGGCGAATGGCTGTATCTCCGGGGTGTAGACGAATGGGCTTGTGTCGTCGTATAGGCCGATGATCGGGAGTATCTTCTTGCCCTTGTACAGCACTTTGATGAAGTGCGACGATATCGCGATGTTCAGGTAATTCTTGAACTTCGTCATTTTATCCGAGTAATAGATGTCCATCATGTACCAGTCGAAGTTGGTGGAGCACTGCTGTTCTATTTCTTCGATCAGTGCGATCGCCAGCGGCTTGTTTGTTCTGGCTCTGTACCAATTGATCTTGTCGTCCTGGTCGCGTATGGAAATCTTCTGTACGTCCGGTTCGTCAAAGAGGTAGTAGGCAATGATCGTGCGGTGTTCTTTGTATTCGCTTGAGACCACTGCCATGCCGATCTTCGCCATGAGCTCCATTTCTTCCACCGTGAAGTCGCCCAGCACGGTGTTGAAGCCCAGTCTCTTGATTTCCAGAAAATCCGCTCCGGATGATGCGTACACAATTTTCATGTCACTGTTCTCCGTGGTAGAAGATTGGTATGCCGCGAGTGCTTGCGTGCTGATGCTCCATGACGCTGCCGGGGCTGTCTCTCCACCCTGGCACCATCACTACGGCGTCGCATTTGTCGAGTAGCGGGATGCAGACCTTGCGCATCCAGTCGCCATGCTGCATGTGGGCGAACTGCGGGTCTTCATCCCAGAAGGCGGTTATTCTGTGAGGGATGATCGGGGCGAATCCAAGGTGCATCATGTGCTTGCCGACTACTTCGGCGGCGTCAATGTTGGCTTGGACTTCTTCTCTGGTGGGGGCTGTGTACTTTCCTGCGACGTAGCAAATCATTTCTTTCTCCTGGATCGTTTTTCGTTGCTGTGGAGTGCTGCGTGGGATTTGTTGCAATGTTCTCGTTTTTCCCAGTTGTGGTCCAGTTCTTGTTCTCCTTGAACCAGTTCAGTGCCGCACCATAGGCAGACCTTTTGATTGGTCACTTATCTCTCCTGATGGTTCCGGTCTTTTTTAGTTTCCGCCGTTCGTGCCGGTTGGCCGGTGCAGTCGGTGCCGGCACAACAAGCAATAGGTTGTTGAATCCTCCAAGGCACACCGTCAGCATAATTTCCTCCGAATGGCACTATGTATTTTTGGGTCGTATGTTTCTCCTATTGCTTCTGCGTATTCGGTCAGAAGGAACCAGCTGCCCAGCGCCTGCCCTTCGTCTCCCGCCTGAATTATTTCTCCCGGTAAAAGGTAGTGGTGACCATCGGGTTGCAGTCTTCCTACTGAGAATTCCCTGGCCTCTTCTTGTGATTGATGCAGATACATCTCCACCTGCTGGCCGATTGGTTTCTCTTCGTCTCTGACCATCCCGAGTATCCCGTAACCGGATATGTCCCGGTATGGCGATTCTCCGAGCGCATGTTTGTCTGTGGCAATCCGGAACAGCTTGTCGATGATCCTGGTCACTAGCTGCATATCGCCGTACTGCTCCGGCTGGACTCCGTTCGGGTAGAGGATGCGGAGGATGTCGCCACTTTTACCGACGCTGTCGCCGTATGCCGTGTTCTTGACGTCCACTTCTTTACCGCTGGCTTGGCCGGCGTTCTCGTATTTACCGATTTCTTTCCGCATTGGTGACCTGCTCCTTTTTCTTTATTCTCCAGCGTCTGCCGGCCACGTTTGCCAGTTGCGGCAGCTCTGCCAGTTCCCCGTGCGGTCCAGTCACGTCATTCGCTTCTCTAGCTGCATCCCATTCCTCATATTCGCCTCTTACAGCGTCGGCTTGTTCCTGCTCTGTCAATGCTGACCATCTGCCGTGTTTTGCCCTGCCTCGGTTATATTCCTTGGCGACCTCTTGAAAAAATCCTGTCAGCGGGTGGTTGGTGATGTCGGGCATGCGGCTTCTCCGGTACTTCTTGTTGATATTGATATTTCGATGTTGGTGCGACAGTTCGGGCAGATCACGATGGCTGCCAGCTTGGTTTCGTCGGGTCCGCAGACCACGTCCTTATGGGTGAGGTCGGCGTTGATTGCTTTGTTGCAGTTCGGGCATCCCGTGAACAGTGTCATAGTCGGTCCTTTCCGTATCTGATGCCGTTGCTCTTTTTGCATGTGATGCGGTGGTAGTATGTTTTCCCGTTAACCTCGATCAGCACATGCTCCTTGCACTTGTCGCATTTTTCCCAACGGCGACCGGTGTTGCCTGCGGTCTTCTTGAAGTCTGGCACCTGGACTTCTTTGGGTGGCGTGGTGGCTTCTTTCACTGCTTCCTCCCGTTTGCTTCGAGTAGTGCCGCCTTACACATGGCTTCTGGAAATGTTGAGGCGACCACTCGGTATCGTTTGCTGTCAATATCTGTGGCGTGTTGTATGACGACGGTCACGTCCTCGGGAGTCACGAATATATCAACATCGTTGCCATGCGACTTGATCGCTTCAAGGACTTGCCATGCCTGGCTGTTGTTGGCCGATGGTCGCCAGTCATCTACGTGCGCTGGGCACGAAGTCATGGCCTTGTTCTTTTCCTCTGCTTGGCAGTAGCAGGCGGTATTCCGAAAGTGTACTGCCCATCCCATGATCTTCTCGGCCACCAGCTTATTCAGGTCTTCGTCTGGCTCCATCTGGTTGACGTATTGTGGGTATTCGTCGGTGGTCATGGTTTCTTTGGTCTCCGATAGCTGCCAAGCCTGTCCTCGCATTGGCCGATTATTGATTTCAGGGTGCGCCGGTATTCCTGGCGTCCTCGTGTTGATTCTTTGCTTCGTGCCAGCCTTATGACGATGGTGTACATCTGGTCAGTGTCCTCGATGGTTTCCATCCCTTGGCCGTGTCGATTTGGTGCTTTTTTCATTGGTTGCCTTGTAGCGGAATGTGTCTATTTACTCGACGCTTGTATCACATTATCTGTGGTATACGCTACAGCTTTTTAGATATGCGCTACACTATAGGCTCACAGGGGCTTTCGCCCCTGCTAACCCATCAGATAACCAGAGAGTCAGATTGCAGATTATCCTATAAAAGCGGGACGGAAGCCGACGTAGCTGTACACGTTGGAGCGCTGATTGATCAAGCTCAAGGCAGCCAGGCCAGCATTCGAGGAGTAGCTCCAACCGCCACCCCGGAGCGGCATGGCCTCGAAGTTTTCGGTGTTATCGGCCCATACGTGGCCTGGTATGCCGAGGCTGCCGTCGCAGGGACACAGCAGCGCCTGGTAGATGGATGCCGGGAGGGGTTGATCTGCCTTGGCGGTGATTTCGGCGAATGGCGTGCTCAACCAGTCTCTGTCGGTGATCTTGTTGGAGATCTCAATGTCGCTCTTTCCGTTGATGACTGCACCGGTTTCCGCCCATGCTGATTCTTTGGCTGTGAATTCGTTGTTTCTCGGCATGATGATCTTGCCACTGGCCAGCTTCAGTCCGTCCACCCATTCCCAGACGTTGCCCACCAGATCGGCAATCCCGTGCATTGTGCCATCGTGGCGCCATGTATCCGGTCCTGATCCGGTCAGGGTCTTGCCGCCGTCGCCCGATGGCATGCCGGACTCTTCTTCATTCTTGTGCGACTTGCCATAATCGGTGTTGCCGTGCGCGTCTCCGTATCCGTTTTTTGCCATCCAGAGTGCGACTGCTGCCCACTCCCAGTTGGTGAGCATGTGGAAGCCTGGGCCAGCGGCTATGCAGGCCGCTCGTGCGTTGTCGAAGTTGATGCCGGTTTTAGGGGTCTGGTAGGGGAGTGAGATCGCTTGGCCGTTGCTGATGATGGCCTGGTAGGTGCCGATGTGGATCTCGCTCTTTTCGACGCCGTTGACGATGAAGGCCGGGTGCAGTCCAGTTCCCATGCTTTCGCTGATGTCCTCGCACTTGAACGCTGGTATCACGTTGAAGTATGACGGGTAGCCCTTGGTGGTCCGCCTGACGGTTTGCTTGCCCTCTGATGCTCTTTCTACCTGTTCCCTCAGTGAATCCTTGATGATGATGTTCATGTAAACCTCCTTTTAGTGGTGTTGCTTGGTATAAGCCTGGTGGCTAAAATGATGCTGGACGCTCTATCTGCCTTGCAGCCGTCTCAGGGCGCTTACCAGCATCGCTTGTTCTGCCTGCATATTCTTTTCGGGAAAATGGAACTCCTGTTGGCTGCTCCAGATGTTGCCTTTCGGTCCGATCTGCTGTCTCGGCTTCCCGTTTTCCATTATCCAGATCAATCCCCATTTTTCCGGCAGGTCTTTTGCCGTGATGATTCCAGCGGGGCAGAGGTAGAATCGGTATGTTCCCATTCCCATCCATGGGTTGCGGCGGAACAGTTTTTTTGCGTCGGCCAGAAAGTCGGAACGGCTTGTCTTGCATTCGATCAGGGTGGAGGTGCCATCGACAAATCAATTGGCTTGTACCATCCGTCTATTTGCAGTGTGACCGCTACTCGGCCAAGCGGTTTGTGTTCCGGACCACCAACTCTCCTTGCATTGAGCCCTTTACAGAGGTGGTCTACCAGGGCGGCATTGCCTACTGCACCGTCTGTCCATGGTGCGGCAATCAGATCAAAGTCCCGCTTGAGCGAACCATGGACTCCTACGGCGTACCCGACTTCTCGCGCCAGCTTCCAGATAAGTCGAATGTCCGGCAGCTTTGGGTCTTCCCATCCAGGCGCTGGTTTATCATGCTGTGGTGGTGCTACTAAATCCGGCCATGCCATTGTCCTGCCTCCGTTATCCGATGCTGTACCCGTCCGGCACAGCCGTTGTTCGGGTTTCGATGTTGTCGTATTCCTCTACTTCCCATGAGGCCAAGTTGAGGTCTACGTTGCAGGTGATGTTTTCCTCGCTACTCAGTAGCTCTTCGACTTCATCGTCTGGCACGTCAATGTGCTGCCGGAACGTGATTGTCATCTTCCCGGTGATGTGGATCCGCTTCATGGTTGCTCCGGGTCATACTCACTGGGCTCGCCCTTCGCCAGCTTGACTAGTTCGACGATCTGCTTTTCAATATTTGCGTCCGCTAGAGTGGATCCGTCCAGGCTGCCGTCGTATGGCGGTTCTTGTGTTGGGAAGTACAGTATGGCTTCCCCGTATCCATTTTCCATGTGGATGTGTATCTGGTAGTTTTCCGGCAGCTCGCCGCAGACCAGCTGTGTCATGCCGTGGATGGTCATTCCGAGTGGGACTATCTCGATCGGCATCTGTGTGTTCATTGCGGCCTTTAGTCGGACCATGTCTTCCTCGCTGAGTTCGACTGGCGATACCACGAAGAGGGGGCTGCTGCGCTCTTTGATGTACTGTTCGAGTGCCCTGATCTTGTCCAGATGCTTTTTGCTGATCTCGAATTCTTTTTCGAATAGATCTCTGTAATAATTCGCGGAATCGTTGCCCCAATCCGTCGATCGGTTCCAGCGGATTGTCTTTTCCGCAGTTTCGCACCTCAGTTCGTACTTTTGAATGTTCGTTTCCAGCTCCGCGATGCGGTCCATTTGCCGGTCGATCACCACCGCTGCTTCTTTGAGCTGTGTGTGGGCGCCTTGTACCGCTTGCGCTTGCACCGCGACCACGTTGGCCTGCTCTGCGATGCGATGCACCAGTATTTCGGAGTCGATCAGCCTTGACACCTCTTCCGGCGTGTACTGGCTGTTGTTGTCTCGTATCCGGGCGAACATCACGTCGTGCTCGATCTGTAGGTTCTCGTTTTCCGACTCCAGGTCTTCGACGCTTTCCTGCAACTTGTCGTACTTGTCTGTTACGCACTTGATGATGTCGATGTCTGCTGGATCTGTTGGCGTGTTGTATGCGCCGACGTGGTCCCTTATCGACATGATCATGCCATGCATTCGCTTATTGGCGTCTTCCAGCTCGGCCATGCGTGCTACTCTCTCCCTACTCCGCGCTGCCCCATTACGAGCCTCGCCTGGCGTTACTCCGAGATCATCCAGGGCTCTTTTGAAATCGTCACGTTCGGACTCCAGTTCGGTGACCCGTGTCCGCAGCTTCTGGCGTTCCATGGCGGTACAGTTGCAGCCGGCGTGGCCTGCTCCGTTCAGGAGGTTGCAGTCGCCGTCATGATCGACTGTGGTGCTTTCCAGTAGGATGCTGGCTGGCATGCTCTTTGCCCAATCGAGCGCGGCTTTATGCAGCTGTTCTTCGCGTTGCAGGTGCGACATTATGGACTCGTGATGCTGGCGTCTGGTTAACAGTCCTCCGCCTTGGCTGTTTGCTGCGTCTTCCAGTAAGGATATTGCTGCTTCTCTCGGCGTCATGATTCCTCCTTTGAGGTTGTGGTTAATCTACGTCGATATTGAGTATTGCGACGTCAGCCACAACCTTGTGCTCGTGAGCGCCGACCCGTTTCCAGACTTGACAGAGTCCGTTTCTATCGTTGCATCCGATTTGCAGCGTCTTCGGCCAGGTCTTAGCCAATTCTTGCAGTGCTGTGATGGCCTGTTTTTCCTTTAGTGTTGGCGTCATGATTCCTCCTTGGGTTTATTGTTGAAGTTTCTGCTTTGGTATTTGTATTCGGCTATCTCGATCATCTGCTCTTGCTTGGACATCCGCTGGAACTTCCGTGACCGCATAAGTTTGAGCAGCAGCTGATCTTTCATGGCTATTTTCCTCCGGTTGCAGGTGCTTCTATGTCTGCCCAGTGGCTGGGGTGACTATTTCTCATGGCTGGTTTGCCACTCAGCCTGTCCTTGTCGTGTTCCCAGTGCGGCTGCGGTTTTTTGTAGAACTCATCCTCATCCCATCTTCCAAATACCATGTTTATTCCGTTAAAAATTGGTTCTGGGTAGTAGAGCAGTATCCGTCTATCTTTTGGAGCGGTTTCTATTGGCTGCCAGTTCATTGTAATTCTCCTTTGTAGTGGCCTTCCCCTGCTGTAAGCCGGTCCACTACAATGACGTTGGTAGGGTTTCGGCGTCTATTGCGGTTCGCATTTCGCCCATCCTCTCTTTTCCGCTACGTGTTGAGCATTGTCGCTTGGTGGTACCTTAACAGTGATGCCGCACTGCTCGCAGCGGTAGTGCTCGGGGTTGGCCTGCTGCGTCCAGTCGTGGACACCTTTAGCAGTGGCCTTCTTGGCCTCTGTCGCGAAATCTCCGAACGCTATGTTTCTGCCTTCGAGCTTGATGCGAGACAGTGCCAGCTCGCAGTACAGATCGGCATGCAGGAAGTGAGGGTCGAGACCGATGTTCTCGAAGACCATCCGGAACTTGCCCTGGCTCTCGTCGATCATCTCTTTGCGCCTGGCTACCTTCTGCAGGTGTACCCAGAACATCTGCTCACACAGAAACATAGTCACCGGGCGTCCGACGTTGTCCTGTACCGTTGCCTCGATGCCGCGTTCGTGCGGCTGTTCTTTGAGGCGGTGGACATACTTCATCAGGTTCCACTCGATGCCGTGATACCGGGATATTTTCACGGTGTATTTGTTCTTGGTTTCTTCGCTACTTCTCTTTTCGCTTTGGTTGTCTTTTGGTCGGTCTCCCCAGATACAGATGTCATCGTCTCCCTTCTTGTCGTAGGAGTAGTCGGCCAGCCATACGCGACCTTTGTGGCGTTTTGCGAATCGTCGGGCTTCATTGATGTTCGGGAGTGCATCGACTACCGCAACATTGACGTCATACTGTTCCATGAGTTCGTCGCAGCGGTCCCATGGGTCGTCGGCGTAGATCACTTCGATGTGAACGAGACGCGACTTACTCAGGCCGTTGTCGGTCTTCGGACCCCAGCAGCGTATGGTCACCACGTTAAATCCCCCCATCTGGTCAACTCCCATGGCGCAGTTGCCTGCTTTGTTCAGCCATTTGAGGTCTGCGTTGACGGTGGCTCGGAGGATATCTTCGTTGACTATCTGGGATTCCGGCGCAAGGTATGCAATGCCGAGCTTGCTGTTGAAAAATTCTTGCAGGTCGGATGCTTCTTGGTATGCAGTCAGTAGCTTCTCTGCGTTCTGTCGGCATGAGAGTGTCTGCGGTATGTGGTAACCGATCACCTTGGAGGTCGGGTTATGCGGGATCCAGATTCCTTCCCTGGGGTTGTCGATTACTTCCTTGCAGACGGGGCAGATGTAGAACACGTTCGGGAGGTGGCGCAGGCTCGGAGTGACGCCGGCTGACTTCTCGCCGATGCAGTTCGGGAACACGTCGGCCAGCACCACTCCGTCGCTGCCTTTGCATTTGCACTTGCTGTGGAATCGGTGCTGGTTACTGCGCTTGTAGTATTTGTCGATGTTCGCGTCCGGGTAGCCTGCCGTGCTGAACTTGAAATCGATAGGGTAGGGGCTGTGGCTGATACGCTCCATAGCTCGGTCGATGTCGCCTTCCATCATGCGGCGTACTTCGTCGAACAGGACGCCGAGCATTGGTATTGATTCGGTCGATGTCTTTCCTTGCATGTAGGAGAAAAATACCTGCGAGGCTCCGAGCGATCGCACTCGTTTCTGGTCGGTACGGCGCTTCTCTCCCTCGTCAGCGGTTGGGTCCTCTCCCCATAGCGGCTTGATCTCCGGTATCGATCGCACGGTTGGTTTGAACCGGACGTCGGAGAAGATCATCGCCATTGCCTGGTCGGGCAGGAAGTAGCCGAAGTATTTCCCCCAGAACCGCATCGCCAGCCAGACGAGCAGCAGGAATCCGCCGATGGTCTTTCCTACCTGGGCGCCACACATCCAAACCGCCTGCAGTCCTTCCTCGTTCTTGTCGCCGGTCAGCTGAAATGCCTTGTATGGCTCCAGCAGGTATTCGTGGCCTTCCCATGTGAACGGCTCGTTGTCTACCTTGAGCGTCGGGCGTATCTTCTCGACGAAGCTGTACAGATCGTCCGGGCAGTCCTTGGCGATAGATGGCATTGTTGAAAATCGGCTATCATCTGATATCAGTGCCCGTTGCCGAGCCACCTTCCGGAGTTCCAGATGGTGGGCGAGCATTTGTAAATACTCGTCGGGGTATGTGCCTTTTTTATTCGATCTGTTTGCCGTTGAGCGCATCTTCGATTTCCTGATCTGTCATTTCGTGGATTGGTTTCTTTGGAATCTCAAGCGTGAGCGTATTCTTGCGCCCACTGATCCGTTCGAGGTAGAAGTGGAGTGATCTTTCGCTACCTGCAAGTGCCAACGACAACAACTTTTGGCTGCATGCTGCGGTGCCTTTTGCCCTCCCAACCTCCAACGCCGTAACCAATTCAGGTAATTCATTTTTCTTTTGGCAGAAAACTTGATGCGTGATACCCGATAGGGCGGCGATTTCCTTGTCCCATAATCCCTGTGTTGCCCAGCTCTCTATCTTTCCATAGTCAGGTATCCATGGTTTTCGTCCGCCGCCTTTACCCTGTCTGCTTTTCTTTTTAATGTCCGGTTTTTTGTCTTGCTTTTTCTTTTGTTTTTCAGGTACTTGTGCCTTGACTGTTGTTTTCTTTGTCGAAGTCTTTGGCGCTTCTTTCGCTGGTGTTGTTTTCTTCTTTTCCATGGCTTACTCCTGTTACGTATACGCTACAGCGATATCACTTCTTTGCTCTCTGCTTCTCAACCTCAGAGAAAGGTATCAGCTTCCCCTTGTCGCCCATCAGCATCGGTTCCTCGCCGCAGTAGTCGAAGTATCGCTTGAGGGATGCTTGTGCATACCCTGGACTGAACTCCATGCCTCTGCCTTTGCGGCCTGATTTGCGGCAGGTGACGATGGTGGTGCAGAGCCCGAAAAGAGGTCGAGCACGATCTCTCCGGGGCGGCTGCTTGATCTCACGTTCCGCTCCACGAGTCTGACTGGCTTCATGGTCGGGTGTATTTCGCTCTTGCCTGGCTTGTCGATTCTGATGATTGTTGTGGGCTGTGCGTTACGGACTTCTGTCAGGTGTGCAATGAGCTGTTTCTTGTCGAGCTTGGAGAGATCGAGGTCATCGTCGATCACGGTGGTCTGCGTGAAGTCTCCGGCGAAGTAGTGAGCTGCCCCTGACTTCCATCCGTACAGGATTGGCTCGTGCTTGTTGTTGTAGTCGCTGCGTGCGAGTACTGCTGCGTTCTTTACCCATATCAGGCATTGCTTCCACATGATGCCTGGTGTGTTGCAGATCGCGTTGCGGAAAACGTCTCCGACCCCGCCACCTTCGGCATGAGCTACGTAGAAGCATCCACCTGCCTTGAGAGCGTGGTGCATGGACGAGAATACCGCCATGAGGAACTTGCGGAAATCTTCCTCGTTGAGGTTGTCGTTGTCTATTTTTCCTGCCTTGGTTTCGTAGGCAATGTTGTAGGGTGGATCCATCCAGACGCAATCGGCCTTATCTCCCATCATCAGCTTGTCGATGTCAGCGATGCTTGTGGAGTCGCCACAGAGCAGGCGGTTCTCCCCGAGTACCCAGAGGTCTCCGAGTTTGACGAATGGTTCTGGCACCGGTTCCACGTCAGGGTCTTCTTCGCCGAGCGTTTCTTTCTTGCCAGCGTCCAGTAGGTCTTTCAGTTCCTGTTCGTCGAATCCGGTCAGGCTCATGTCGTATCCGCTGTCGTTCAACTCCTGGAGTAGTTGCGCCAGCAGGTCATCGTCGAATTCTCCACCGTGTTGGTTGGCTGCAATGTTGGCCGCACGTTCCTTTGGTTCGTCCCAGGCTACTTCTCTGTATGAGAATTTGCCGTCTGGGGTTTCGATATAACCGATTGCGACGGTTCCGGTGTTGTCGGAGTGTTCTTCTTTGGTGATCGGCCATGACGAGTCAAGATTTTTCCCGCGCTGGTGTCCTGATACCAATCGTCCGGTTGTGCGGTTGAATACTACCCCTCCCAGATCGCCGAATTCCTTCATTGCCGCATTGAGCATCTCAAGCTTTTGTGGGGTGATCGTTCTGGGGTTGTATCCGCTGGAGCGAAGGTCAGCCGCAGTCGTTGGTGACATCTCTGTTGCCGGGGTCGCGAGGTTGCCCACGGTTTTATCTGGATCTTTCTTGCGTTTTACTTTGCTGCGTATCTTGGCTGTTACTGTCATGGTGATGGCTCCTTTGATATGTCTGCTGCAAATGTGAGGTCTGACAGGTATATTCCTTTGGTGGCGTTGCTGTATCTGCCTTGCAGGTACAGCCTGACCATTTCAAGGCTTATTTCGAGCTCCTCTGAGATGCTTTTATTGCTTTTGCCTGCTTCCTTCATTTCAGCGATCTGCACTTTCTTGATCACCGCCTCTTCTGCGTAATACTGCCCCTTAAACTCGTCTGACCTGAAAGTGCGGCATTGTTTTATGTCGCCCTGTCTCATGTATCCAATGGTTTTCCTGTCCAGGGCTACGAGAGCGAATATATCGACGTCTTGAGAGGTGTATCTCTTCTGTTTGTTTTTGCCGTTGGTCTTGATGTGGAAGAAGTAGGCGGGTGTGCTTTCGCAAACTCGGTTGGCTGATGGATTCTTTTTTGCGGCCAGCGTGGTCTTAACTTGGATCTTGAGCAGTCTGCTATCTACATCTACCACCACGTCGTACGGGAGCCCTTGCTCTGACGGGTAGGCCACATATCCTTGCAGGATCAGGTCTGCGCATACGAGGTATTCACCTGCTTTGCCGATTTGTAATGCGTTTTCCATCCGCTTCTTCCTTTGTGGTTTAGTATACGCTACACACTGGCCGCAGCGGTATCACATTGTCCTTGCTTTGGCTGGAATCCGTTCTTGTGGCGACCTTGTGAATGAGCCTTTATCATGCTTATTCTGATTTTCTCTCGGTGTTCTGGAGAATTAGTTTTCCCTTTATGTGCAATCCGCAATTTGTTTTTTTGTTCTTCGCTCATTGGGTTGTAAATCCTGTTTTTTAATCCTTTTGCGCCTTTTTCTCTCATCGTCTCGCTAGTACATCGTTTCTTTGCGGCAATGCTCTGTTTTTCTCTTGTAGCTGCGGTCACTGTTTTACCTTTTTGTGCTTTGCTGATTTGCATTTTTTGTTCATCTGAAATTGGTCCCATTGGATTCTTTTGGAACCTTATTTTCTGTGATGTTGCCATCTGGCTTCGGGTTTGTTCCCCGTGGGTTAATACTCCGCACCGGTTACTGGCTTGCATATTATTAAATGTTACGTCCGCTTTTAAAAGCCACACCCTTTCCCGTTCTCTCAAGTCATCCAGAGTTTTTACGGTTTCCAGTAAGAGGAACTCGAAGTCAGTGGCTCCATGCTTTGTCCATGACCTTTGCAGCCATGGGGCGTGATGTTTTCCGCTGTTCAGATCAGATATGTGTTTGTTCCATCTCCTGCTAATGTTGACGGAGCTACCGATATATTGGATTCCAGTCGATATTTGTTTTATCGCGTAAATCCCAGCGATCTTCATGCGTTTCTCCATCCTACTAACGGCTCTGGCAGAATCCAGAAGTGCCGCATCGATGCGACGTTCACAATATCCTTATCCATCGGCAGCACCTCTACCGCGTAAGCGTCACCGAGGCCGATTTCCCTTTTGATTTGCATCAATTCTTCCCAGCTGATGTCTTCTTCCCATGATCCGTATTTCGACAGCATTGTGCGGCACACGGAGACGCGGATCACATCCGGGCTTTCTTGGTATACCTGTGCAAGGAACTTGTTGCTGCGCCATACCTCGATGATTCCTGGAGGTGTGTTTGCCGGCCAACCGTCTTTTGGTTGCACGGTCATTGTGGCGGGGTGTCTGCGGTTCTCGATTCTCATGGCGAGTCGTATCTGCTGGACGCGTTTCTGGTTTTTCATTTAGGGAACTCCTTGTATTCTTTGCCGTCGATTATCTCTGTCTTTGATTTCCCTCCCCATGATTTGAAGAAGAAGGCGGTGTTTGCTTGTTCGCACTGCTCTTTGATATCCATCACCCATTCCGGCTGCATCTGCCTGGCGTTGTGCCCCGTCTCGCCTCCGACTATTACCCAGTCCAGCATGTCTGCCAATTTGGTTCGGTGTTGGTCTTCCAGTCCTCTGAATGGGTATCTCTTGAGCCCAGCGGCCAGTGTTATATATTCTTTGCCGAGGTCTAGTGGCCCCAGCAGTGGCTCTACGCTGATGAAGTGTTTGCCGGCGTATGTCTTGACCAACGGCACTATACGCTCGTCGGCATCCTGCTGGTTGGTGACCGTGACTCCCAGCCATACGAAGTCCGGCGTTTTGTCGAAAAACTTCCACTTATGCTGATCGAAGAATTCCTTCATTCGCTCTGGTTGCTTCGTCAGTATCTGGTAAATGTGTTGTTGGTGGTGTTCAATTATGTCCATCACCCGGGAGACGAACTCGAACGGGATGGCCGGATCGAACAGATCGCCCATACTGTTGACGAATATCCGCTTTGGATTCTTCCATTGGCTGGGAATGTTCAGGCGCTCTTCGTGGCATGTGGGCTCGAAGCCGTTGCGGTATTGATGCTTTATTTTTGGGTTTGGGTGGCACTTCATGCGTGTTGCGAAGGATTTTGCATAACAGTAACTGCAATCTTTGCTGCATCCTGTTATTGGGTTCCATGTGTGGTCTGTCCAGCTGATGCTGGTTGACATATCGCCTCCTGGTAATTTATTAGCGCCGGGAGGGTAGTGCTGGTTACCCTCCCGGCAAGCCCGATGCTGTTGCGATTGTACAGGCAGCGTGGGCTTCCACCGGCCAGTTAGACTGTCCAGCTGCCCATCACCTCCCCAGCAGAGCGGGTACTCTCGATTACTTTGAAGCCTTGAATGTCAGTCCTGTTTTGGCAGCGATCTGGATCTCTGCGCCGGTCTGGGGATTGCGCCCCTTACGTGCTGCTCGGGTGGTCTGTTTGAATGTACCGAAACCTACCAGTGTCACCTTGTCGGCTGCCTGGATAGTTTTGGTAAATGCAGCTATCGTTGCTGCTGTGTCTTTCTTTGACTGTCCCGTCTCTTCTGCAATTGCATCAATCAGTTCTGCTTTTGTCATGGCCTTCTCCTTTTGCTGTGTTTTTTGATCCTGCTTTTTACGAGTGGCTGTTGATATAATCGATTGCTTCCTGCACGGTTGTGATCTTTTCAGCGTCTTCATCGGATATGACGATGTCGAACTTTTCTTCCAGTCCCATTATGAGCTCTACCTGGTCGAGTGAATCTGCGCCGAGGTCATCCATGAGGTTTGCTTCCGGAGTGAGCAGGGCTGCTTCTACGCCCAGCTGTTCTGAGATTACTTCTTTCACCTGCTCCGCTTTTGGCATTCGTTTTCTCCTGATGGGTTTATTTACGTCCGGGTCCGGCCTTTTCCTATCAGCCATTCGTACTGCGGTCCTACCCGGCTCTCTCTGGCGGGGCTGCCTGGCTGGCCCCTCTGGGTTTTTGTTACTGCAGGATGGTCGTGCCTTTCGGTAATTCTTCTTCCATCCAATCCTTGATGTTGAAGATGGCGGTGTTCTGCCAGTTTCCTCCGTCGGCTTCGAAGAGTGCTGCGGTTGTCCCTGCTCTGTCGCTGGACTTATTTACCCTGAACACGAAGGCTGCGGGTGGCTGCTCTACCTGAGTGAATGTCCGGTATGGCGCCAGGAGGATAGGGTTGGGAAGGATGGCGTTTTCTATCCTGGGGCCAGCCTTCACCGTTACCTGTTGCGATATACCGTCATCTACTGCCTTAACCGATGATTCGTCGGTGATATTCCCGACCATTTTCAGCAGCGCTGCCGTGGTCTCGTCCTGCACGAAGTATGTCTGGAGCGCGATCATGAATTCATCCAGCGGCATGAATTGGCCGTACCTGAATGTTTTGTGATCTATCTCTGCCGTGAGGTACGAGTGGCGCTGTATCCATGGGCCTTCGACCGTGGATACGACTTCGACCCGTTTGTGGCTGGCGATGTGTACCACCGCGTTTGTTAGATCGATATTGTCCGGGTTCTGTCGGAAGTAGTCCGCGATACCTGTCAGTGTCGCGATTTTGATCTCTTCCTGGACTGGTGGCTTGATGGGCGACATTGATGAAAGAGTGTATTTACGACCGTCCACTTCTCTCGTTTCTGCGTTGCCTATCACTAGTTGCTGGATCTTCTCGATTGCTGCTTTAATCATGGCTTAGTTGCCTCCTGCTGTTTTGAGGTGAACTACCTTACTTGGGGCTGTGTCCATCGGCAGCGACTGCTGTGCTGGGTTGTACTCGGTGGCGACCGGGCCGTCTTTGGTCATTGCGAGGAAGACCTGTGTTTCTTGCGGCAGGTCTTTGGCGAGTTTGGTGGTCATGATCGTTGTAATCGTGCCGAAGTCGCGGTTTGCGTTGGGCTTGATTTTGATCTTGATGGTGAGCTCTCTGGTCTCACCGGTTTTATTCGGATCCTGAATGTCCGCGTACAACTCTTTCAGTTTGAAGTCGGCCATCCCGACTACTTCACCGTTTTTAAGGTTTGCCAAGCTTACGTCTTCTTGTTCGTGCATGTTGTTACCTCCGTTTTTATTTGTCTGCTGACCGGCTCAAGCCTTGTCCTCAGAATGATACTGGGCAGTCCACAGATCGGTGCAATTGTCGCTGCAGCAATATGCTTTGATTTTACCTTTGTGATTGATGGCGACCGTTGCTGTGTATCCGTGGTGCATTTTCTTTCCGCATTGGCTGCATGGTTTGCTGCTGGTGAGTGCGACGTCTTTGCGTGTCATGGTTTCCGTTTTCCTTGTTTCATCTCGTAGTCTGGGTTGTCGTACAACCGTCCAGTGATTACGACCAGCGGGACGTGTTCTATCCCTTTGCCGGCGTGTAGGCGCCATGTTTTAATTCGGCGCTTGTGGGTGAGGCAGATCGTGAATGCTTCGTTTTGCGCATGGAGTTCGTCGGTCCTGTACCCTTCGAATGCCGTGTGTGTGCATCCCTCTACCTGACACTGGTTCTCTTTGTTGCTTTCTCTTTTTGCCTGGCTGGCCATCACGTAGTGTTCTTCGATATACGCTCCACAGAGGGTACAGCTCTTCGAGTGGGTGATATAAATGTGATTCCTGTTTTGGTCCTTCCTTAACCGGTAGGTGTACATCATGCCGCCACAGTTGGGGCAGGTCATGCATCCGGAGCAGGTTTTCTTAGTGCTATTGTGTTTGGCGCATGCGAACGTCCTGTCTCCGTTTTTCTTGTAGTGTCGGCAGTTCGGGTAATGGCCTCGGTCTTGGAGCATCCTTGCCATTCGTGCCTGTTCGTGTTCGTTGGGCCACCATCTGCGACCAGGAGTATCATCAAACACTTTTAGCTCCGTTCAGCCAGTCATTGAATTCTCTGAGTATTGTGTCAAAATCCTCCTGGTTAATTTCAGTGCAGCTTTCTACTCCCATGAGTTTTTTGAACGCATCTTTGCATTCCTGATCACATTTGATATACGCTCCAGTCTTCTCGGAAAGAAACGCGCTGAACCTCTGATTCTTGAAAAACGCTACGTGCAGTCCCTTGAGTGCCTTTGCATCTATTGTTCCTCGTTTGACCTCGACAGGCGCTTGTTGGCCTTCTGGCCGGATTGTCACAGTAACGAGTTGTCCTGTCATGGCCGTGAGCACAGGACCGTGTGATGCCTGGTGTTCGAATACCGTTTCAACTACTAGAGAGAATCTCTTGCCTTTGCTCGGCACATCCACGATGAACGCCGGGTCTATGGTCAGGGTTGCGTCTTTTGTAACGAAGTCGACAATCACCTTGCGATCTATCAGTGACGTGATGGCGGCTGCAAGCACCGAGTTGTCGGGGAGTTCTATGGTGCATCGCCATGCTTTGGCGGCTCTCATCCATTTACGCTCGATAAATGTGCAGGGGATATTGTTGGTCATGGGGCTGGATGACAAAGTGTGTTGCGGTCACAGTGTGTGCAGATGGTACTGCGCAGGGTGGTGTTCTGGGCTGCAGTTATCGCGGCCAGATACAAGTCGTCCAGCAGGGTTATTTGCTCGTGCATGGCGGGGCAATTCTTTTTGAGTGTTTCCTGTATTTCGAGGATTTGTTTTTCGATCGGTTCTTTGCCACTGTCTGCGCATTGCGCTAAGTGGTCGGTGTCTTCAAATGGGCATAGGGTTACTTTTGAAATCACTTTTGTTCCTCCGGGGTTTTATGCAGCTAGTTTTGTTTTTTTAGCTTTTCTGCGTCCATATTGTCCGCCGACCTGCATTTGCGTCAGAGCCTTTTTGACTTCCGCCTCAATAAACTTGTGAGGCTTGCCCGGAATATACGGTAAACGCCCACTGGTACAGAGGTTAGAGACGTACGTTCTGCCCCATCCGGTGAACCTCATAACGTCGTCGGTGTCCCAGAGCCTTTCAATTGATGCCTTGTTATTTTCACAATCGTTCATAATATTACACTTTCACCTTTATTTTTTTATTAGCCGTGATATAATTGCGTAAAGTTGAAACTTATTCGTGTTTTATAGCATTAAAAATAATGTGTCAACAGTTATTTATATGTCTCTCTCTTTTCTTTATTTACGGTTGGAGGGGAGGTGGTATGGGGATTGGAGAGAGATTTAAAAAAGTCAGGGTGTGTTTGGGGTTATCTCAACCTGAAATGTCAGAGCGAATCAGTCTGTCACGTAATGCCTGGCAGACGTATGAACTTGAGCGTTCTACTCCTGGGACGGCTGTATATCAATCGTTGCTGAATTTGGGTTTCTCTGTTGATTGGATTCTAAACGGTGTTGGGACGATGAAAATAAATGAGGCTGAACATGCTTTACAAGGTTATTCATTTTTGCCGTTATACGCGACGGTCGGCAGCATGGGACCAGGCAGCGTCGGTGATGATCGAGTTATTGATTGGCTTGCATTCAAGGATGAATGGTTACGCCTTGAATTGCGGACGTCTGCCGTGAACTTGGCTCTTATTGTCGCCGAGGGCGATTCCATGTTACCGACCATTAACCCGGGAGATATGTTGGTTGTTGATCACTCCCGCAGCGCTTTATCTGGTGATGGTGTCTATGTGCTCAGTCTGTTTGGAAATTGCCTTGTGAAGCGTGTTCAGGTTCTTGTCGATGGCTCAGTAACCATTGTTTCCGACAATCCGGCATATGCTCCGCAGATCGTTAAGAGTGCCGAACTTGATGGGTTGCATATCGCTGGCCGTGTTGTCTGGCACGGAAAGAGGGTATAATGGCGAAGGTGTACGTTCATAAAAAAAGAGGGTTTCAGGTCAGGTTCACTCTCTATTTTCCGGATGGCTCATCCATTGAGAGATATCGATATTTTCCGACAAAGCCGGAGGCTGAATCGGTCAGGCGCAATTGCGAGTTTCTGGAAAGTGGCAGCCGTTCCGGGAATTTATCCCACCGTGAAGTGATACTGGCTCGGCACGATGGCTTGATAAATGAGGAAGAGGCTCGTTTGTTAACTGGGGGAAAGCTCGCTGTTGATTATGATCTCGATCGTATTATGGAGGCGCACCGCGTAACTATTGCGATATCTCACACTCCGGTGGCATTCGACAAGGCACACGCAAAAGCAAAGCTGATTTCTGACTGGCTCGCTTTACATCCTATTCCATCTCTGACGGATTCTGATGTGAAGGGGTATGTTTTAGATAGGCGGGAGGGTCGCCTAAAGTTCGTTAATGCCAAGACAAATTTCGTCCGAGTTGGTGTTCGGGATAAAACCATTTCCAACGAGATCCAGATTATGTGCGGCATCATCGACGAGGCCGTAAAGCTGAAAATGGTGGAGATCAATGTGGCCAGACTGGTGTCTGTCCCAGTGAAATCATCCAAGGTCAGACGATCTCTCACGCTGCTCGAAATATCCGCTTTGCTCAAGGCTGCTGACGCCAATCACCATCTCATGCATGGCCAGGTTCGCGAGTTCATATTGTTTGCTCTTTTTACTGGGTGGCGCCGGTCAGAACTTCGAACTATTACGTGGGATGATATAAATTTTGAATCGAAGAAGTTAATCGTACAGTCAAAGTTGATTGAGGGAGAAGAGGAATTTAACGCCAAGGCTGGAGTTGCTCGGTCGATGACCATCCCGGACAAGCTGATGCCGATCATCGAGGGCATGGAGCGCAAGGGGAGGTTTCTTTTTGGCGGCGATGCCCCTCGGGACATTGATTCAATTTCGCAGGTCGTGAAACTGGTTATGCGGCGTGCTGGTATAGAGGGTGTTTCTTTGCATACCTGCCGGCACACGTTTGGTTCTTGGATCCTGCGGAAGACGGGCGGAGATCTCAAGGCTACGCAGGAATTGCTCGGCCATCTGGATATAAATACGACTGCTCTCTACATGCACAACATTCTCGACGGCAACGATCCTTCGCAATCGCTTTCCTATGAGTAATTTTCGTATGCGCTACAGTATTTTTGTCTTTTCTTTGTCTATTTTTACTGTTGCACTGACAAACGCAGTATTTGTGGGCACTGGCGGGGTTTCGCTCTCGGGTTCAAATCCCTCTGGCCACCCCAAAAACTCCGTTACCCTTTTTGGGTTTCTTGCTGAATAAGTTTTTTCTGGTTTTGTTGGTTTTTGCTTTTTTTCTTTGTCATTCCGTTGTCTACTTTTTTTGTCAAACCCGCAGAACTAGAGCCTTTGCGGTCTGGCTGGTTTCAAAATGAGGGTTCGATACCCTCCAGCCACCCCAAAAATTTCGGCCCATAAAACCTAGTATTGCAGCGCTGCTGCCGGTTTAATGGGCTTTCTTTTTCGAGACAAGTTTCAGTATACGCTACAATCGTTCACCATTTTATACTGAAAAGTTTGTCAATCCTTTGTCAAGGGAGGTCGTTATGGAATTCGCCGAAGTCTTGCGTAGCCGTCGTGAGGAATTAAAGCTGGGTGTTCGTGAGTTAGCTCGTGCCACCGAGAAGCCCTGGGTGCCCCAACCGATCAAGTCAGCCATTTATATCAGCCGTCTCGAAAACAAGGTGGTTGAGGAGATGCGTGCCGAAGCGATCTCTATCGACAAGCTTTGGGCACTTGGTGTTGCTCTACAGGTGTCGCCATTGGTGTTGTTGGCTTCGAGTCGGAACATGCCATCGCTGCTGGATGTTGTCTCTACGTTTGCATTGCGAGATTGCGCACCTGTTCCGTTCTCGTCTTTTTTGAAGGACAGGCGGAATGGGCTCGATCTCACGCTGTTGGGTGTAGAGGAAATGTCCCTGTCGGTATCTCCCTGGTCTATTTCAACTGGATATCTGTCGCAGCTTGAGACCAACGTCGACGATCTGTCGGAGCGGTTGTCCGCCGAGAAGCTGTGGACGCTTGGCCGAGTATTCGACGTGGATCCTTTGTTGATGTATGTCCTCTCTCGTGGGATTGATCCAATGTATTTGTCGTCGGCTTCTCGCGACCGGCTATTTTCCTGATATCATTTTGGTTTGTCGTCTTACCCGAACTCGTAGCCATTACGAGTTCGGGGGGTTATGTGAGCGGCAATCAGTTTGACATACGCCACAGCGGTGTGTATGCTTCCCCAATGCTAGATATTGACGACCCGTGGGTGAATCCTGCCCCTGCGTTATTCATACCAAAGCAAAAACCGGAACGGGACGAGGATTATTTAGCGTTCATCCGGACTCTGCCTTGTTCAAAATGTGGTCGCCCAGCTCCTTCTTGTGCTCATCACCATCCCCTCGCTGGTCATTCATCCACTGGTTCAAAAACTTCTGACTACAGGAGCGTTCCGCTCTGCTGTGAGTGCCACATTCCTGGAGTTCACCAGTATGGCAAGCTCACCTTTTGGGGTAATTTGGAAGCTGTCGAGGATCTTATCGCCAGGCTTAACATTCGCTATTTTTTTGGCGCTAATGTAGCGCATATCTAACACAGGAGGTAATTATGTCATCGCTTAACAAGGTTATGCTGATCGGTCGGCTGGGCAAGGATCCAGAGGTAAAATTCACCAGTTCCGGCACCGCTGTCTGTAATTTCAGTCTCGCTACTTCGGAGACGTTTAAGGACAAGTCCGGCGAGAAGCAGGAAAAAACGGAGTGGCACAACGTGCAACTCTGGCAGAAGCTTGCGGAGATTGCTGGTGAGTATCTGATTAAAGGTTCCCTGGTGTACATCGAGGGGCGTCTGCAGACTCGTAAATGGCAGGACAAAGAGGGTAACGATCGCTACACAACTGAGATTGTCGGTGAGCGCATGCAGATGCTGGGCAGCAAAGGTGATGGCGGGAGGTCTGATCGCGCCGCTTCCGGTTCTCAGTCTTCTGGTTATGAGAATAGCTCTATGCCGGATGATGACGTCCCGTTTTGACCACTTTTTATTAAATTATTGGAGGTAACACTTGAACAGATTAATTGTGATTATCGCAGCTGTTGCGCTGCTACCGAAGTTGGCCGGCTCGGCGGAATATTCCCGCACCGTTTCCGCCGAGAATGTGATTGAAAACCGTGGCGGGAAGGTCTTGCTCGTACCTCGTTCTGGCCTTTCCAAAAGAATCGAACGTTTTGCTGTTACCTATGGCGCCAAGCCGGATATTGCTCCAGAGTTGGCTGAATTGATTTCGGTGCATGAGCATCCTCGTGTCCTTGCGGCCATTGCGGCCAAGGAGTCCGGATTTAATTTATCGGCTCGTGGATCCGCTGGAGAGGTTGGCGCCTATCAGATTATTCCAAAGCTGCACGGACATCCTGGCCGCACATGGGATTCCCAGACCAAGGCTGCCGAGCGGTTGTTGAATGAGCTGGTTTCTGACGCCAATGGAAAGCTTGAACCTGCTGTCCGTCATTATAATGGTGCCGGTCCGAAGGCGGTAAAATATGCCAAGCATGTTCTGGCGCTGGCTAAATCTATTTAAAGTGTAGCGTATATCTAACTATTTGCTTGACGTTCTGGTTTTCGTATCGTAAGTATCCTGAAAATTAAATATGACTATGCTGTATGCAGACAGCTTGTTCAACCTTTCCCTTAGTCGGGTTTTCTCGGCTGTTGGATGAAACCCTCATCAGGATCTGCATATCCTGGTGGGGGTTTTTTATTTGGCTATTAAGGAGCATTCATGGCTCGCATCAGGACGATAAAACCGGAATTTCCACAGTCTGAGAGCATGGGGCGTGTTTCTCGTGATGCCCGGTTGCTCTTTATCATGCTTTGGACACTTGCTGACGATGCCGGGAGGCTTCGAGGAAATTCGCGAATGCTCGCGAGCCTTCTTTTCCCTTACGACGAACTCTCAGCGGAAACTATCGATGAGTGGATGAACACTCTCGAATCCGAGGGGTGTGCGCTCCGGTACTCTGTTGATGGAACGCATTATGTTCAGATATGTAACTGGCTGGATCATCAGAAGATTGACAAGCCGAGCAAGTCAAAAATTCCATTGCCTCCTGATAATTCGCGAACAGTCGCGAACACTCTCGACGATTCGCGAGGTGTCGTGACAGGAAAGGACCAAGGAGAGGATCGAGGACTGGATCATGGAGAGGATCGAGGACCAGGGGAAGGTGAGGTTGTCGTAGATATTCATTCTCCTACTCGGTTGACTTGTACTGACGTTCGGTTTCTCTTTCAGGCTTCTTTTGGAATACAAATGCCGGCTGGGGCAAATAACGTTGCTGTTGAAATCTGCGAGCGATACACCGCCGCTGCCATTAAAGACGCCTTTGAAATTGCTTCCGTTCAGAACAAACCTAATCTGGCGTATGTCCGGGGAGTTCTTGTGGGTGTTTCGCAGCCATCACCTAAAGCCGGTCTGGGCGTGATGAAGGTCGTTGCCAGCTCCGACCCCGAGTATTACAAATCATGAGTGCCTCTTGTTCCATCCATAATGAAAATATACCTTGCGTGGTGTGTGAGCTGCTTCGTTCTGACCGTGAACGTATCGAAGTTTTAAGAGCCGCGAATGAGGCTACTATTTTGGCCGACCGGTTCAAGTCTGTTGGTATTGGCCTACGTTTTCAACACTCCGTCTGGTCTGATTACAAGTTGGTGGCTCCTGCTGCTGGCACCGCTATCGCTGCGTGCCAGAAATATGCTACGGACGACTCCTTGGATGTTGGTCGTAATCTGCTACTGCTTGGGGCTCCTGGCACTGGAAAGAATATGCTTGCTGCCCTGGTGTGCAAAGACTTGGTGGCTGGTGGTCGTATCGTGCTCCATACCACCGTTGCCAAGCTGGTCCGGCGCATTCGGGACTCCTGGCGTGGTGGTACGTTCGGAGATGGTGAGACGGCGGCGTTCGAGATATTTACGACGCCTGACTTATTGGTGCTTGACGAGATCGGAGTGCAGCGAGGCAGCGAGGATGAGGCCCGGATTGTCTTCGACGTTCTCAATGATCGATACGATGCCATGAAGTCCACCGTACTCATATCGAATGAGCGGCTGTCGGATATTGAGTCGTATCTTGGAAAGCGCACCATGTCTCGGATTTTAGAACAGCACGTCCTGGTTCCGTTTACTTGGGCGGATTATCGGTGCCGGCCATGAAAGTAATCACTCTCTCGGATCAGCTCGAATGGAGCCGGTCTTGTTTGAAAAAAATGCAGGACACTCGCAGGCCGCAGGAAGAGGTGGACCTTCAGGAGTCTGTCTGCTGGACGCTAGAAGCGAGAATTCAGGAAAAGACAGCGGTTGCTGGTGTTTTGTAAAGCTGGCCGTTCATACGATGCTCTCCATCCTACGTGCAAGAGCTGCGAGCGACAGGCTGCCATGGTGTGCCGTGGGTCTCTGCAGGCCAAGGCCAGCAAGCATGGCAACACGAAGATTGAAGTTGATGGAATAAAGTTTGATTCGAAGCGGGAGGCCGCTCGGCACCTTCACCTACTGATGTTGTTGCGAGCGGGGATGATCAGCGATTTGAAGCTTCAGGTTCCTTTTGTGCTGCAGCCGGCAGTGGTCTTGGATGGCAGAAAAAAACCGGCTTTACGGTATTTTGCCGACTTCACTTATCTGGAGCGTGGTCGCCTGGTGATCGAGGATGCAAAGTCGCCGCACCTTCGGAAGCATCCAGTGTACCGGAATAAAAAACACCTGATGATGTCGGTTCTTGGTCTGGCTATCACGGAAGTTTGATCATTGTGGCGTCTGGTCTTGTGCCGTGTGTAGCGTATGTCGATCTTGGAGGTTTTTATGGTATGGGTATCTGATTCTGGTAACAGGCTGTCAAAAATAGAGATCGAAGCGGCGCATGCCGAGGGGCTGTTTACCGATGCCGAGTACCTGTTTTATCTCTCGGAGGTGGTGTAATGGCCTTTGTAACGTTGGGTGGCTTGGCATGTTTGCTCTTCTGCCTCTGGGAAATTGCACATGGGAGATAGAGCTTTGATGATGCCGATCGCTGGGCTTTCGTTTGCTGATGTCTCTCTTGCTGCAATGGAGTGCCATGGGAACAGGGTACGCACTGCCAAACGTCTCGGAGTTGGCACGCGGTCCCTTGATGCTGCAATCGATCGAGAAGGTTTGCAGCGGTGGTTCGTGTCAGGCCGTGGCCGGGGTGTTCGACCCCGTTCGATATGAGTGACTCGTGAGCAGATTGTCGAACAGGCACTCGCTGGGTATTTGCGCGAAGACGCTGCCGAAATTCTTGGAATCTCCAAGGGCTATCTGCGGGATTTATGCGAGCGGTTCAGTATTACGGAATTTTCCGAAAATCGCGGCTATCGTGTCCGGGTTGGGTTGAGAGGTTATTGTGGGTAAATACAAAGGGACTGAGGCTCGGTACAACGTATTGAGCGTGCGCTTGGATGATGATCTGGCGGAGTCGGTTCGTTCGCTGGTCCCGGTCGGCGTAACTTTAAGCGACTACTTGCGGGAGCTTTTTCGCCGCGAATGTAGCGCATGTCAAAATATCAAGGAGGCGGTATGACACAAATTGGTCTTGATTTTTCTGCTGGCGAATCGTTGAAAGAGTCGGGTATTTCAGCTGTTCTTGCGAGCGCTGACGCCGCGAATTTTAACTGGACCGACTATGCCTTGTCTCTCCTGGAATACTTCGCAAAAAGCGTCCGACAGTTTTCTTCTGATGAGTTTCGGGCGCACTTTGTTAACCAGTTACCGGAACCTCCGCATCCGAACGCCTTTGGAGCGCTTTTCAATCGTGCCGCCAAGGCAGGCATCATCCGTCACGTCGGATATATAAAATCCGTTCGGGCTTCCGCTCATCGACGGGTAGTTGGTGTCTGGCAGGTGGCAGTATGAATCCGGTCTGGGTGGCTTTTTGTTGTGGACTTTTCCTTGGATCGATCGCTGGTATAATGGTGATTGCGCTCTGCATGGCTGCGAAGCGTGGCGACGATCTTCCTCTTTGTCATTGCGACGATGCGGAACAAGGAAGGGCTTGCGGATCGTGTGATCGTCCATAGGGTAATCTGTAGCGTATGCCTAAATTATCACTTGCATCTGTTTTGCCGATATGGCACTGTTCCTGAAAATTAAATAGCAACCGCTGGTCCAGAGCGTGTTTAAATTATGGTGGATCCGGGAAACCGGTTGCACCCGCCCCTGAGGAAGCTGGACCCTTCCGATGGGGTTTTTTATTGTCTTTTGTGTAGCGTATATCAATTTAATTATTTTACAAGGAACGTGCTGATGACTCCTTTAATCCTGAAATACCGTGACCGGTTTCGTAAATTTCCCCAGCTGGACATGAATTTTGGGGAGCTGATTATTGACAACTTTGCTGGAGGCGGTGGTGCCTCCACCGGTATCGAGAAAGCTATTGGCCGTCCGGTCGATATCGCTATTAATCATGATCCAGGTGCTGTGGCTATGCACGAGACCAACCATCCTCAGACTCGGCATTTTTGCGAGTCTGTGTGGGATATTGATCCGCGAGAAGTATGTGCTGGCCGTCCGGTAGGCCTGGCGTGGTTTTCTCCGGACTGCAAGCATTTCAGTAAAGCAAAGGGTCGGAAGCCAGTCGAGAAGAAGATACGGGGGTTGGCTTGGGTTGTGTTGCGCTGGGCTGCTACGGTTCGCCCCAGGGTAATTATGCTGGAAAACGTGGAAGAGTTTGTCACGTGGGGTCCGCTGGTTACCGATCCTAATGGCGATTGCTACCCGTGCCCCAAAAACAGGGGTCGCACGTTTCAGTCTTTTGTGAATGCTTTGCGCCGGCAAGGTTACAAGGTTGAGCACAAGGAACTCCGTGCCTGTGATTATGGGGCTCCAACGATCCGAAAACGGTTGTTTCTGATTGCTCGTTGCGACGGGCAGTCAATTGTCTGGCCGGAACCAACTCACGGTGACCCGAAGGGTGAGCCAGTGAAGAGTGGGCAACTTGCGCCCTGGCGTACTGCCGCCGAATGTATTGACTGGAGCATCCCGGCGCCATCCATTTTTGAACGCAAAAAGCCGTTGGCAGATGCCACGTTGCGGCGGATTGCCAAGGGTATCATGCGTTACGTGGTGAATAACCCTGATCCGTACATTGTGACCTACTATGGCTCGAAAGGACCGGACTTTCGTGGGCAGCCGTTGGACGAGCCGTTAAAAACTCAGACGACGGAAAATAGGCATGCTTTGATTGTTCCCTCCATTATTCCAATCGCCAATTACAACGGCAGCAACACTGCGCATCCCGCTGACGACCCATTGCGAACAATAACAGCTTGGCCTAAGGGTGGCCACTTCGCTCTCTGTTCTGCTTTCCTCGCCAAGCACTACGGTGGCGTAGTGGGGCATGGGGTAGAACAACCGACTGGCACGGTAACGACCGCCGATCACCATTCAGTCGTAACAGCCTCGCTTATCCGCCAATTCGGTCAGAGTGTCGGCTCGTCTCCCTCGGCACCGGTAGGTACTATCACCTCGGGTGGTCTTGGAAAGACCGGATTGATTGCGTCGCACCTGGTTAAGCTGCGGGGAACTTGCAGGGACGGCCAGCGCGTGACCTCTCCGATGCCCACCTGCACCGCCTCCGGAACCCATGTTGGTGAGGTGCGCACTTTCCTGCTGAAATATTATGGCAGCGACCAAGACCCTAAAATGGGCGACCCGCTCCACACCATCACCACTCGTGATCGTTTTGGCTTGGTAACTGTCCGTGGCGAGGAATATCAGATAGTAGATATCGGAATGAGAATGCTGGCGCCTCGCGAATTGTTCCGTGCCCAGGGCTTCCCTGAGAATTACATAATCGACCGGGACTCGCATGGAAAACCAATCACTAAAACGGAGCAGGTTGCTCGTTGTGGGAATTCGGTTTGCCCTCCAATGTCCGAGGTATTGGTACGGGCAAACATGGTCGAAGCGGAAGTGTTAAGGAAGAAAGCCTGATCATCATTCTGTTTATTTGGCTTTGTGAAGGTGTAGTCAATTCTTTTCGGAGGTTTTTTATATGTCAACACGGGCTTTAATCGCAGTACCCAAAGAGGACGGCATTCATTACGTCTATTGCCATCATGACGGCTATCCGTCCGGGCTTGGTGCCGTTCTCCACGATCATTACAATTCATTTGAGGCTGCTTGTTCCATTCTGGATTTGGGCAACCTGTCTGGCTTGGAGGCAACCTTAGAAGCAAGCGATTTTTATCATCGCGATCGCGAAGAACCGATGGAGGATAACTGCTCGATTGTTGTTGCTGATACCGACGAGCTGTTCGAAGTTGTACGCGATTACGACGCTGAGTATTGCTACCTCTGGGATGCTGTGAATAACCGCTGGATTTGCCGTGACACTAAAACATGTATCGAAAGGAGTTTGTAATGTCTTTGTTGTTTCTCGATATCGAAACCATCCCTTCTCAAAAACCTGGCATGCTGGAAGAGTTCCGCGCCGTTGTTGAGCCTCCCGGAAACATCACCAAGCCAGAATCCATAGCAAAATGGATGGAAGAAAACGCCGCTGACAAGGCGCAGGAGTCGTACCTCAAGACCTCATTTGATGGCGCTTTGGGAGAAGTTGTCTGCATTGGCTATGCCTTCGAAGATGAACCGGCTAACGTCTGCTGGCGGTCTTCACTGGGCACCTCGGAAGAGGTGATACTTTCCGAATTCTTCTGTGCGGTGACCGAGAACGCTGTTCGCACGAAGTCGCACCCTACCTATGTCGGCCACAATGTGCTGCAGTTCGATCTCCGGTTTCTGTTTCAACGTGCCGTGATAAATGGCGTAAAGCCTCCATATCCGCTGCGCCAAGATTCTCGCTACAACGGCGATGGAACCTACGACACGATGTTGGCCTGGGCTGGCTGGGGTAATCGCGTCAAGCTCTCAAAGCTTTGCGACGCTCTTGGTGTTCCAGTTAAGACCGGTGGCATTGATGGCTCGCAGGTGTGGCTGTATGTGCAGGCTGGTCGCTTCCGTGAGGTAGCCGATTACTGCATTGAGGATGTTGAGGCAGTTCGTGAAGTTCATCGTCGCATGACTTTTTACTAAGGGGGATTTATGTCGGAAGAATTGGTTGATGATGTTGTGGAGGCTGACGGTCGGTATTCCATGACTGATCTGATAGAAAACGGTGATGATCGTGATATCCGAATGATTCTCGGTAGTCGGGATCGCATCCGTCCTGCTGGTAAAATTCGCCCTGGTATCAAGGCTCCAGTAGGGACTTGTTCTGCTGCCCAAAAAGCATTGTACGAGAAGATGTTGGCCGAAAACATTGGTTTCGACGCTATCGACGCCGAGATGTTGAAGCTTGAAGGCAAGGGCTCCACTCGCAAGTCCTGCCTTCGTCCTTCCAATTGTGATTATTTCGTTATTCGCGACGAGGACTTTTCCCGCGCTTCGGATGCCGAGCTGATTCGCTCGAAATACGCCGATCCTGACGGCAAGGTGCGGCGAATCCCAGTCTGGTTCCTGATGTCGGAGCGACACCGTGCTATCCCTCATGCTTTTACCGCGTTTGATGGCGGTGGGAACCTGCGCTGCGTCTCCTTTTATGATGGCGACAAGCTGAAATTCCGGTATCTCCCTCGTGAAATAAAAGCAGCGAAGCCCGAGGACTGGAAAGTCCTGGATTCGGAAAACGAAGACGATGCCACCAAGGCTTGCGGTCTGAAAGTGTCTTTGACTGGTGCGTACCATATTCAGATACCTGGTGTCCGCTCTGTCGGTGGAGTGCTGGTGAACACCAAGTCCTGGTATGGGCTCTCTGATGCTATGGCCGTCATAAACGAGGTCAGGAAGGTTATGGGGCGCTTCGACGGTCTGTTCCACGGCGAACCGTTTTTTGAGCTGGTGAAGGTCGTGCAGACCATGAAGGTCGAAGGCAAGACCACTAAGCAGTGGATTGTGACTCTTGAGCTCTCCGTTGACATGATGGAGCTTGCCCGGTATGCCGAGCCGCAGGCTGTCGCTGCCCGGTCTGTGTCTGCTCTCTCACTGCTCACTGGCCGTCAGCCTGGCGCCATGTCGCCAGCCGTGTCACAGCCTGTTTCTGATGTGCCTGTTGCGGTGCCCGGACCAGAGCCTTTTGCTGGGTCCGAAAGTGCCGGAGCCGAGGTGAAGCCTGATTATGATCATGCTGCAGCAGCGAAAGCTCTCTCTGATCTCATTTCACCACATGGGCTTACACTGGAAGAGGTGGAGATTTATTCCGCCAGTCAGGGGCTCGGTCAGGTTTTCGAGGATATGAGCAAAGCTGAAATGACGGATTTGTACAAGATAGTCCGTGCTGCGCTGAAAGAAGATGCGGAGAACTTTGTCGGGATGGTTCGGGAAATCGCTGGGACCGTACCACCAGACGAGGCGGATCCGTTTTAACGAACTGACGGGTGGGTCGCTGCCCTCCCTTAACCGGTGAGCCCAATAGTTGGGGAACTTCTGCTGATTGGCCAAGCCCTCGGGGTAGCAGATGCAAATACGGGTCGAACAGTGGGTGGCGTGACAGCTCGGAAAGACGAGCCTTGATTTTTACAGTTTGCAGCGTGGCCCAAGGACACCGAAACGGGCTTCTATCCGTGGCGTAAGCCCCGCTCTGCCGGGAGTCATGACCTCGTATCGGGCATTACCGGAATTCTGGTCCAAGTTGTGTTGGTATAAGCCACGCTGCAATTCATTATTCAAATAAATATGGAGGTTTTATGTCTGGTTACAGTGGTTGCAAATTCTGTCAGGGCAAGGGTTGTCTCGCCTGCCCTGGTGAAAAGATGAAGGCGGAGGCAAAAGAGGCGGAACGGCGACTGAATAAAAACCCTCTATCCGAATCTGGCGCACGGTTTGCGGGGCTTGTGCTAGATGCAATCAACAGTCAGCCGGATCATTTGGGGCACAAAACAGAGCCGGTCAGCTTCACCCAGCCGAATCAGCCTCGCTATGAAAACGGCATCTACCGCGACTGCCCAAAGTGCCGTGGCATTGGCTGTGTCTCGTGCCCGGAAGAGGCCGACAAGGAATATAAAAGGCAGTTCCCGGATGGTCCGCAGCCTATCGCGACGTTTAAAATTGATCCTAATGATCCTAATGATCCTCATGCAGCTGCGAAGGCTGTACGTGGTTTTCTTGAGTCCACCATAAAACATGGGGAGGTTTGAAATGTGCAAAGTCCTTCATACTGCTGATCTTCATTTCAGTATCAACACCGATAAGCTTGTCGAGGTCGTTCGCACCACGGATTTTCTGCTTGAGCGTGCCGTGATTGAACGTCCTGATGTGATCGTCCTCGCAGGGGATTCTGTAGACGAGTATGACGGCAGGATTCGACTCGATTCCGAGTGTGCTCGTGCCGCCATCTCTTTTGTGGAGCGTGCCGCTGATGTCGCTCCAGTGATAATCATCCGGGGCACTAAGAGCCACGACAGGGAGTCTCCGGCCATCTTCTCCCATCTACGCGCAAAACATCCTATTCATGTTGCTACCGAAATTGAGCAGATATGTCTCTGGTCTGACGGCCATTTCTATTCTGCAGATCCTGTCTGCGGTGAGTCTGTCGTATGCGCTTTCACTCTGGTTCCGTCTCTGGACAAGTCGTATTTGATGGCTGCCGACGACAGTTCTATCCGCTCCGGGAACATGGCTTTCAAGGAGGCGGTTCATGATCTCTTCGCCGGTTTCGGCATCGTAAATGACCAGTTCACGGCTCACAATATCCCGACCATCCTTGTGACGCACGGCATGCTGACCGGTGCCTGCTTTTCTTCCGGTCAGACCGCAATTGGTGAAGACCTGGAGTTCGGTCTCAATGACCTACATGCAGCCAAGGCAACCTATACCGCTCTTGGTCATGTCCACAAGCACCAGGTCTTTCCCGGTAACGTAGTGTACTGCGGATCCCCTGGCCGTTTGAATTTTGGTGAGGCAGAGGATAAGGGTTTTGTGATTGCCGAGTTCTCTGATGCCGAGTGTGTTGATGTTCGGTTTGAGCAGACTCCCGCCAGGCGCTTCTGTTTTGGCGAGGTGCCGGAGTACACCGATGCGCAGGACGTCTATGTTCGGGCAAATGCTCTTGCGGTTGATTGCCGTGGTGCTGATGTCCGCTTTCGCCTGCAGCTGCCAGAGGAATGCCGTGCTGATGTTGATCGTGATCGTCTCGAGCAGATATTCTTGTTGGCCGGCGCAAACAAGGTCAAGCTTGAGATATCAATTATTCCGAAGCAGCGGTCGCGGTCGGAGGGCATCTCTCGCGTGGATTCGTTGCCGGAGAAGGTGTTGCGCTGGGGTGCTGTGGTTGGTGAGTCTATTCCTGACAGCGTCCTTGCGCTTGCCAGTGTTATTGAAGGCATCACTGCCGAGGAACTGCTGGTGCAGGCGCAGGTTGCAGCTGATCCGCCTTTGGAGGCCGTGCCTGCCGTTCCTGTGGCTCAGTCTCGCATCGCTGGTGTCCATGCTGCGTGTGATCGGTTCTTTGTGAATCAGGGTGGCCAGGCTGGGTTATTCGGGTAGGTTGTCAAATTGACGGGGATGAAATGAGCGGTATGTTCGGGGAAAACATAGAGAGGCCGAAATATAAGAGCGTTGAGTGGTACACGCCATCATGGGTGTTCAGTACTCTCGGACTTACGTTCGATCTTGATCCGGCCAGTCCGCACGACATGGAAACGATGGTGCCAGCCTGTACCAAGTACACTTTGTTCGATAATGGCCTAAAGAAGCCGTGGTTTGGTCGTGTATGGCTGAACCCACCGTATGGCCCGGACACAGGGACGTGGGTTCGGCGAATGGCGCAGCACGGGAATGGAATAGCACTGGTGTTCAGCCGGACGGATGCAAGCTGGTGTCAAGATGCTATGCGATCGGCGCAGGCGATGTTGTTTGTTTCTGGCCGGATAGAGTTTGTCCCTGGACGCGAGAATGCCCATAAAAAAAGCCGGTGCGGTGCCGGTACTGTGCTCTTTGCCTGGGGAAGCGATTGCGTCGACGCATTGAGGAAACTCAGTGATCGTGGCGTGTTTATTGATGCAGCACAACGTACTTAGCGTTTGTTTTGAAAGGAGAAAACAGCATGTTGCCAAGAAAAATCGAAGAAATCGTAACTCCTGTCGTTGAAAAATTCATTGCGAGTCAAAATGGTAGATACCGGCAGCATTGCAGCGATGAAATGCTGCTGGCGTTGATTGTATTTCGGCTTGGCGATCCGTCTCGTCGCGACGAGAAAAAATGTGTTGCCGAGGCGATGCTCGATGGTGATCGGAACGCTGCTTACGATGCTACCTGCTGGCTGTTTGAGCATATTCTAGAGCACAAATGCCGAGCTGGTGGAAACGGGCATCATGTAGCACAGGCGTTTTCAGAGGCCATGTCGGTTTTGCTGGAACCAGATCATTGATGGCTTCCGGGCTCACGGATACGGATTGTGTGGTTCGACTGCACGAAGGAGGGGTTATGCCTAAATTTGAACGCGAAAATAGATATTTGGTGTTGAAGCGTCGTGATATTTCCAATTCTTTGACCGAGTTGGAACAGCAGATATTGCGTGAAATCACAACCAAAGTGCGGCTCTACCGAGAGGGCGCTATGCAAAAACAGCCTCTGAAATGCGTTGTAGTAGAGCACGACTGGCCGGAATACGAGCCAACATGTAAGGCTATTGAACAGCGCATGACAGCCAAGTGCACTTGCTGCGCGAGGGGTGGTGAATACAACGGGTTTGGTAGTGATGGTCCACTACTATTTCACTGCGATTTACCAAACGGGTGCAGTTGCCACGACTAAGGCACAACAAGGGGCTGATGAGCATGAGTTTTGATACTTCCGTTGTAGAGCGAATTCATCCCGACTACTGGCGCAACAGTCAGCTTTCGGTCGCTCGTTTCAGCTCGGGATGCAAGATCAATGGCATCTCGTATATTCTGGATCCCGACACGGATCATCTCGTCCGGTTCGATGTCTGGCAGGTCGAAATAAAGGACAAGGCGAAGCAGAAGCGTGTCGCTGCAGCCGAAAAAAAGAAATGGGATGCTGCCGCTCAGTCAGGGCTATTTGAATCTTTGGGGGCTGCGTAGCGTATGCCAAACTTTGTTGCTTTGTTGGTCATGGTCGTAGGAATGGCGCTGGACCACTATGGGGTTATTACTGCTCCTGCTTATTGGACTGCTTATGGCTTTTGTGGTGGCCTTCTTTCATTCTGGGTGTCTTCTCGTGGCTGATCGTTGTTTGCGCTGTGGTCGTCGCCTTAAAGATCCGGTCAGCATGGCTCGCGGGTATGGAGCTGTATGTTTCCGTAAGTTGCGCCTCAGGAAGTCCAGGCGGAGGAAGCGCATGGTTGATTTTGACTGGCGGCAGCTTGATCTGTTTCGCGGACCAATGCAGCAAGAGTTGTTTTAGACATCATTGTGTTTGTTGGCCTTTGGATGCTTGGAAGTAAAAACGAAGCACAGGAGTTGATATGACCTTTTACCAAATTACATTCAAAAATGGAAAGACCATGGAGTTTGCGTCTTTTGATGTCGCCAGCGGGTACGCTGATTCCTTCGGGTTAAAACCACCTGTTGAAGTGATGCTTTAGTATGGAAAAAGTAATAACTGAACAACAGCTCAAGACTCTATTTCTTCGGCAGCGGCAATCGCTGCCGTTGCACATATTGAAGCAAATGACGTTAAGGAGAGTTGCTGCATGGCGTGATTACTGGCAGGGGCGAAACATGGATGTCTATGTATCTCTGGGCGGGAAGGATTCTCATGCCTTACTGCACCTGGTGCGCACCATGTTCCCTGATGTGCCTGGCGTCTTTGTTGATACCGGTCTTGAGTATCCGGAGGTAAGGGAGCTTAATTTGCGAACTCCGAACGTGATCGTTCTCAAGCCAAAAATGAATTTCAAGCAGGTGATTGATAAATATGGCTGGCCGGTTATCTCAAAGAAAATGGCGCAATATATTCATGAAATACAGACTCCAACGGAGAAGAATAAAAACGTAGTGCGGTTGCGGACTACTGGATTTCGGGCGAACGGCACTCACAGTCCTATGTCGAAAATCAGCGATAAATGGCTGTACCTCAAGGACGCTCCCTTCAAAATCAGCAACGCCTGTTGTCACGTCATGAAAGTAAATCCATTGCGATCCTTTGCAGCCAAATCAAGGCTGGTGCCAATTATCGGGACCACCTCTGATGAATCGAAAGCGAGAGAGCATAATTTCATTCGGCACGGATGTAATGCCTATGGAAACAAGTTCCCGGTATCGACTCCGATCATCTTTTGGACTGAGCAGCATGTGCTCCAGTACATTCGCGACAACCAGATCGAAGTAGCTGGCTGTTACGGCGATTTACATGAGGTTGCGG